TCGGCAGCGTCAGATGTGTATAAGAGACAGGTGGTGGTGGTGGCTCGTCATACACTCCGCAAGAGAACAAAGAAATTGAAAGCGAGATAGACCTTTATGAAAGGGTCAATGCTCAGCTTGAAAAAATTTCCAACCAGTATGACCGCTTAACCTCTGAACGAGACAGGCTGACTGGTGATAAGTTAGCACAGAATTTAGCCGAAGAAAATAAACTTTTACAGCGTCAAGTTGCTTTACAGCAAGAAAAACAAAAAATTCAGGAAAAAGAAGCAGCAGATTTACGCAAGGAATTGACTTCTTCTTTCGGCGTACAATTTGACAACGAAGGTTTTATTTCAAATTATGCTGATATTTACACTGGTCTTGTGAATAAAGTTAATAGTATCGGTGCAAAATATTCTGGATTAACTTCACAAGAACAACAAGATGCCGTTGACAAAGAATATGAAGCTGCTACGAAAGCGCTGGATAATTTTAACAAGAAGTATCAGCGCTATGACGAGCTGTGGAGCGGTGACTTAGAGGATACAAAGTCTCAAATTGAAGACCTTAAAGATTCAATTGAAGATTTACATATTTCAGTATTAAAGACTCAAATTGAAGCTCTTGATAATCTTAAAGATATTCAAGAAAGTCTAGTTGATTTTGATCGGGCATTCAATCGTGGTATTAAGCTAACGCCTTATCAAGAAGCAGCAGATAATGTAGCTAAGCTCGGCAAATACTTTGATGTTGCTACCATGAGCGTTGATGAATACTATGATAATCTTATCAAGAAGCAAGAGGATGCTGCAAATGCCGCAGGCACATCTGACGCATATAAGAAATGGTCAGCAGGTCGTGTAGACGAACTCAAAGCCGCTAAGCAGCGTGCGCTCAATGGTGATAAGAGTGTAGACTACTACGGCACTGGTTATTTCGACATGTCTATGAAGAATCTCACTGACATTAACGCTCAGATGAAACAGTTTGAAGAGACTGGTAAATCTGATATTTTCGGTGAGAATTCCGCAGACCTCTATGACGTAGCTAAGACAGTATATGAACAGGCCGCAGGACTTGTTCAGGACTACTGGTCATTGATTGAAAATCTCCATGATAATGTTATGGATATGATTGATGATATTAGCGATAAGATGGATAGGCGTAAAGACCAGTATGAAGCCATCACAGATGAACTTGAACACTGGTTAGATATTACAGAACTTCTACATGGCGAAGAATCTTACGATGATTTAAATACCATCCTTGGCGCACAGCAGAATAATTACAAAGCACAGTTGAATGAACTAATGCAGCAGCGCGATATTTGGAAAGATATGCTTGGCTCCATGAAAGAAGGTTCGGAAGAGTGGAACGAAGTATCTGACAAGATTAAAGATGCTACTTCTGACATTAACGACCTTATTCAGAATTCTTTAGAGAATCTACAGAAGCAGTATTCAAATACAGTTTCAAAGATTACAAAGGCATGGGGAACCAAAGCTGTCGGTACTGACCTTGACTGGATGAATACGCAGTGGGAGCTAATTAACCGCAACGCAGATTATTATCTCGATGATGTTAATAAATCCTATAACATTCAAAAGCTACAGAGCAAATATCTTGACCTCTTGGATGGTTCAAATGATTTAGCTATCCAGCAAAAGATTTCAGCGCAGATGAAAGAACAACTTGAATATCTGCGTGATAAGACTAAGTTATCTGAATACGATGTAAACTATGCAAATGCACAGCTTGAAATCTTACAGAAGCAAATTGCGCTTGAAGAAGCTCAGCGCAACAAGTCTCAAATGAAACTTCGCAGGGATACTCAGGGTAATTATTCATACGTCTATACAGCGAATGATGATAATGTCCGTTCCGCACAGTCTGACCTTCTAGATGCACAGAACAACGCTTACAATATGTCTAAAGACCAGATGAAGCAAACTCAAGCAGATTCACTATCTGCGCTACAGGATGCTCAATCTACAGTCAATGACATTTGGAACAATGCTAATCTGTCTCTTGAAGAGAAGACCAAGAGAACACAAGCAATCATTGACTCACTCAAAGAATATCTCGCTGGAACCAGTGAACAGCTAAGCACATCCCAGAAGAACATTATCAATGACTTCATCGGCATGTGCGATATGCTTACTGGCGAGAACAAAGATAATCTACAAGACGTATACGACCAGATTGTTAATGGCAGTACTGACGCTTTCGACCAGATTGATACACGTTGGTCTACTTCTTTGACCTCTTGGTTACAGAATATGGACCAGTTCAAAGCCGACACAGATAAGATGCTTGGTGATTTGACGCAAGCTGGTAAAGATTATGCGGACGGTACAAAGACTATTGCTGACCTAGCTAAGACTAATTTTGATGATATTTCTAATAGCATTAGCGGCACAACGGATAAGACAAAAGAACTTGCGGACAGCACAAAAGATTTTGTCAACATTCTTAAAGATGTATCTGGTGAAGTCAAAAAGACTGAATCTACGATGACTGATTACGCCAATCGTATTACAGATGCTAACAACAATATGCAGGCATTCAAGCAACTCGCTGATGAAACTGCAAACAAGCTGTCTAAAAAAGAGCAAGAAAATGCTAATCTAAGCGAAGCTCTAAAGCAAGCTGAGCAAAAGAACTATAACTATGAACACTATGGTAACGCTAACGGTCCTTCATCTGGCGGTGGAGGCGGTGGAGCTGGTGCTAATGAAGATACTGCTTGGGGCATTGCTAAGGCGATTTGGACTTATGGCTGGGCTTCTGGCTGGGGCAATGACCCTGTACGTTCCAGCAAGCTGACTGGCGCATATGGTACCGCTTTTGCCCGCCACGTTCAGGATATTATCAACCAATATTCTAGGTCTGGTAAACTTGTTGATTACGGTTCTATGAAATATAGTTCAAAGAATCTAATCGGATATGATACAGGCGGCTACACGGGTTCTTGGTCTGATAAGACCGCAGATGCCAAAAATGGTAAACTTGCATTCTTACATCAGAAAGAACTTGTTCTTAATGCTACAGATACGCAAAATATTCTTGCGGCAGTTGAATCCGTAAGGTCTTTTGCAGATAGCCTTAAATCTACAAGCCTTGCACAGTCACTTTCTACTGCTCTTGGAGCGGTGAGTGGTGCGAAAGCAAATAACGCATCCGAGACAATTGACCAAAACGTACATATCACTGCTGAATTCCCAGCTGCGAACAGTGCGGCAGAAATTGAATCTGCGCTTATGTCACTAAACGATAGGGCAGTTCAATATGCTTATAAGTTCAGATAAACATGGGCAAAATTTTATAATCGAACATTTGTGGTTTTGATATGTCTTAGAGCATAATTTTATGAACGGGAGAACTTTATGTTCTCCCGTTTTTTATTTGGATTGAAAAGGAGTTGACAATGGCGAATCTACAAGACGTTGTTCTTGAAGCTGTGGATACAATTGTATCCAATAGAATAGAACAGATAGCTACGGATAAAACAGTTACCGCCACTGTCGCTGGCTGTACTAATTCACTTACAGGAGAATACCTTGTTTCATATAATGGTGGCAAATTAAAAGCATATGCCCAAGAAGGAAATACATATACTCAAGGTCAATCAGTATATGTGCTTGTTCCAGAAGGTGATTTCACCAAGAAAAAGAATATCGTAGGTGTTGCGCAGGCAGCAGAAGATGATAACAATATCAGTTTTGTATCTTCGGCCATTAGTAATTACAATCTCATTGGCCGCAATTGCCTTAGTGATAAAAATAAAGTCACGCCTGCGGGACTTCGTTCTTACAAAAAAGAAGATTACAAAGTTCTATATAAGAAAGATGAAGATGTAAGCGGCTTTAAGCCTAAGTTCTTATCTATTGATACTCAAGAGCTAGATAATAATATTAAACAGGCCGAAGCGATGCTAATTGAAGCGTCTTTCCGCACGTCTTTGCCGCGAGAGCATAAACTTACAAAGACTGGCGAATATGGTATCACTTTTATCTTAGCTTTTAAAGACGGAGACGCTACAGACGATAAAGGTCAGGCGTTAGTTAAGAAATTATCGTATACTATTGATAGTAATAGTATGACAGGTTCGCCGCTTCAATATCAAAGTTATTTTGACCAATATCAGATTTTCCCAGTAGACGTTGAGAACTTCTTATATATTGACCAGATTATTTTCTATTGTAAAGATTTCGTAGAAACTACTGACCCAATTCAATCACAGGATAGACCGATTGGCTGGGGCGATGATATTTTCATTAAAGATGTTGAATTTTATGGCCTTAGAAAAATCAGTGCGGCAAATGGTGATTATCAGATGCACCTGTCTATGCCGAAAGGTTCTACTCTTAGAGACTTAACTGAGAACTCTTCTCTAAGCGTTGTCGGTACTCTTCGTCATAAAAACGAAGACTTATCAGGCGATGCTATGTTTTACTGGTTCAAAGAAGATGGACGAGTGACCGCAAGCTCAAAAGATTATAAGATGTACGGTGGAGCTGGCTGGTCTTATCTTGAAGCCAAAGGCAATAAGTATAGCTTTGTTACTACTGGTGCGGAAAATCGTGCTTATGAAAATAAATATATGTGTGTTTGCGTCTATAAAGAGCAAATGGTTTTAAAAGATTATTTCACATTATATAATGAAGCGGCAAAGCGTGATATTGAGATTATCTCTTCTCTTGGTGTTAGTTTCAGCTTTGACCGTGGCAAACCTAAACTTACCTGTCTCTTGGACGGCAAATCTTCTGACTTTGAAGCTGGTAAAGCAAATGGGCATCCAGATAATTTCTTTAGATTTGTTTGGTCTAAAGTTGATGATTATGGTCAAACATTATCTTTCATTGAAACGGTAGAAGAACTTAAAGCTCGTTACGAAGATGGTATAAAACAGGGTATTGGATATAACAATTTATCTGCCTTGAAGAATCAAATGAATGCACTTGAAGGTGCATCATGGGACAAAAATACGCTTACTTATCCAGTTAAAGGCATTGATTCTAAGGCTACCTTTAAGTGTGCAGTTTATTTGCGCGATAGGGAACCTTCAAAAGATGAATCTGTAGAAAATATTGAATATAATATTGGTGTTGCGACACTTACTTTAAAAAACGCAACCGCCGCAGACCCTACTGATTATTATATCACTATTGAAAATGGCGACCAAGTATTCCAGTATAGTGAATCTGGTGTATCACCTGATGATGATAGATATGAAGACCCATTAGAGGTCAAGCCGCTTACTTGCCATTTCTTTGACCCTGCTGGTCTTGAAGTTAATAAAGATACATATGATATTAAATGGCGAGTACCATTAACAGATTCAATGATTACTATTCCAAAAGAAGGAATGGTACTCAATCAGTCTAATCAGAAAATCGAGTATTGTATATCACAGATTTATCCTATGGCGATTGCCGCAAACTTTGATTATTCAGCAGTATCGAATCAAATTGAAGCTATTGTAACATATCAAGGAGTTACATATAGTCAGATGACTGATTTTCTGTTTACTAAAGTTGGAGAGAATGGTACGAATGGTACAGATATTGTCGCTAAGATTTCTCCTACTTCTAAGAATCTAAAGAATAAGATGCTTGCGCTTATTATCGACAAAAATAATAAAGTTGCGTGGAATACAGGACAGGCAATTTCGCAACAGGTCTTGCAGTTCCAGCTCTATCAGCGCAATGAGAAAATCAATGATGATTCTACTGTCTCTTGGTCTATGGGTTATGGTCAAAGCAAATATATGAGTTGTAACAATGGTGTTGTTTCTTGGAGCACAACTGACGCGATCAAACGTAAGTTTATGAACCAAATTGTAAAGGCTCAAACAATTTATACCGTTGGAGATTCTTCATATAAGTATTATGCTTTTTATGGTATCCCAGTGATTAAGAAATATGCTGATAATGATATTCAAATTGATAAGACTTCTCTTCTAAAGTCTATTACTTATAACGCAGATGGACGTAATCCGTTATACAATAAGAACCAAGGCGTTACGCTTGTTGGCTCTGGCCTTGAAAATTTATTTATTGAATGGATAGCTGAGGGCGGTGAACCTTCAAAGACTGGTCAAACATATGACGAGAATCCATTAAGTGCTTGTTTTAAAATTATTATAGAAAAGAATACATCTGATGGTGTACAAAAGACAGCCCGCACAAAAGGATTAAGTCAAATTTATATTCTCCCAAATGATGTATATGATGGTGAATATGGAAACAATTTAGTCCATTGTAAAGTATATACATCGGCGGATGCGGCTAATCCTGTTGTAGAGCTATATATTCCTATCTATATGTCACTGAATACTTATGGTCTTAAATCATTGAATGATTGGGATGGAACGCATCTAGAAATCAATGAAGATGAAAATTACATCCTTGCGCCGCAAATTGGTGCTGGTGAAAAGAATAAGAATAATCAGTTTACTGGCGTTGTTATGGGAACTTCTAAGACTTATGATTCTGATGAATCTCAAATTGGTTTAATGGGATTCTCAGAAGGTAAGCAATCTATTTTCTTAGATGCTAAAGACGGTTCTGCCACTTTTGGTTTGCCAGAACAACAAGCATCGCAGAATAACCATTTTGAGGAAGGCCGCATTAAGTTAGTCCCAGGTGGCGAAAGCTATATTGGCGCATGGCGTATCGGTTCTCGTGCATTATATAATATTGCAAATGCGGAGGTTGATAAAGACGGTAATTTCACAGAAGCGACTGTAGATAGACCATATACAGATTATCCTGTAAAGGATTCACAATTTTCAATTCCATCAGACAAACAGGGTCTTATTTTAGGTGCTAATCCCGCATATATTTCAGTCAAAGGTAAGCCACTTACAAAACAAAATTCAAATATTGATTTTGACGGAGCAAATGCCGCACTTGCCGAGGGAGATAGCCTTGAAGTAGAAATTGACCCGCGCAAAGATTCAACTTTCTCAATTTATAGACATTATAAGAAAGATGATAAGTGGCATCGTTATCCGCTTGTTGGTATTAATCAATTTGGGCAGTTTTACACAAATGCAATTCAAGACCAAGAGTCTTCGATGGGCATTGGCAAGATTGGAGCCTTTGGTAAACGTGCGCTAGATGCTAAATATATTGGTGCGCAGTTTGGCTGGTCTGATACAAACTTATTTAAATTCTTTGTTGATGGTACAGTTAAAAATTCTGAAAAGGCTACAACAGACCTTTATCTTTCTACTGGCACAAATGTTAACAATGAATATCCAAGAGGATTCAATGTATATGGTAATCATGTTAGTCTTTATGCGCCAGATTTAGGTAAGGAATCATCTGATAGCTCGACACATAGACTTCACATAGATTCACAGCAAGCTATTATCGGCCACGAAAATTCTTATTTAAGATTATCTGCTTTATCTGCGGCAGATGATACAACAGATGGAAAAACTAAAACATCTGTTCTATATCTTAATAATAATTTTGAGTTTATGAATCCAAAAGATAGAAAAACTACTATGTCTACTGGTGATTTTACTCTTTCTGCTATTGGAACGCCAAAAGATGATAAGACAGATAAAGACGGTAATTATACTTATACCATTGGCGGCAATTTAAGATTAAATGCAACCAATTCAATCAGAAATATCGCAGATAAAGACTTTCAGATTAAAGCAGGAGAAGATTATTTGATGTATTCAAAGGCTTTCTCTTCTGTCGCAAATAATAAAGATGGTACTTTTACTATTGGTGCAAATAATGCTAAAGCTGTCTTAACATTGAATGACAACAAAGGACAAAATACTACGCTTGTTGGTGAAGGTCTTAAATTCAATGCTGAAAACAATGGCGTTAATATTGTAAGTGATACTTCACCAGATGGTATTAAATTACTTGCTACTGCTATTAAAGACAACGAAGCCCAAGGCGGCGTAAGTATTAGCCTTGTCCCGCAGTCTGGTGGTAATGGTGCTTTCTATATCAGGTCTGGTACTGGTACTATTCAATCTAATTATGATGAAGTGCCGCATGTTGGTAAACGAACTTATGTAAGTATCGGTCATGGCGTTGTTTCAAATTGGGGTGTATTTACAGGTACACCAGATTCACAATCAACCACATCAATTACTGCCGAACGAGACATACGTAGCATCAGTGGTTGGAATTATAGTAACGAATATTGCTATAATAATGCTTATTCACATAATTGTATGGGTGCTAATAGAACTTCAACCAAGGTTTCAGACCATTTAGGTTGTATTTATGATTTGTTAAATAATTTGCAAACACAGATTAATAATGAAGTAAATGCTCGTAAGTCTGATGTAAATGATGCTAGGAATAAAGCCAATAGTGCTATAAGCAAAGCTAATGCAGCGCAGGCTACAGCTAATAATAAGGTTGATACTTCTACTTATAACAACCACATGCACCAGTTTAAGGTATTCCGTAGTAAGGTTAGTATTGGTGGAAAAGAAAGTGCGAACGAGTATGTTACTAGTTTAGCTACTGGTTCTGGTTTCTCGACATCACGACCCGTTTAAAAGCATTAAAATTAAAAAAGGAGACAAAAGGATATGAACGAATTAGAAGTACGCATGAGGGTTCATGCTCTTGCAAAAGATATGATTTATGATTTTATGGCAAAGAACGGTATTGGTGCTACTGTTATGGTAGACGCTCTTAATTCTGTTCTTGTCGGTCTTTATCCACTAGCTCAGGGTGAAATGTTACGAGCTATGGACATGGAAACTGCGGCTAAGGCTCAACAACAGGCGCAAGAAGTTAATCAAGCAGAGCAAAAAGCCACTCCCAAGGAGAAGGAAGTTAAATAATGGCAGTAAAATCCTTTGTTAAAAAGGTTGGTCAAAAGGCCAAAGATGGTTCACTTACTTTGCCTTACTCTGAATTTGGAGTTGGCTTTGATAATGTAGTGGACACACGTAAAGATAAGGGTAATTATTCTCTTGCCCAATTCTTTGATAATTACATGGACTACATGAAAAATACAACATTTGTATACACTGGCAAGACACAGCCTACTAATACTCATGTTGGCATTTGGATTGATACAAGTTCTTCTAACCAATAGAAAGGAAGAGTGAAATATGGCAACAGTTGTTAGTACACTGTATCCACCCGTTGTTTCGACATTTCAAAATGCCTTTGTAAACACAGAAGATGCTGTTGTGTATTTTACTCTTTCTTCTTTTAATTCTGCATCTGAGATTAAGCACGTACACGTCAGTTGCGTAAATCAACTTAACAATGAGAATGCTTTGAATAAACTTTCTGGCATTCTCATTGAAGATTTACAATTCGATAAAGTAAGCGGTATGTATTATGTAACGATACCTACCGCTTATATTGAAGGCAATGCTTTTAATACGAATCAGTTTTATAAAGTTCAGATTCGATTTGATAGCTATAATGGAACTGATGAAGTGCCTATCAACGATGAAGTAAAGAAGAATAGTTATCTTTTATCACATGCGCAATATTTTTCAGAATGGTCTTCTGTTTGTTTAATTAGACCTATTCACCAACCTAAAATCTATCTGTCTGTATTTGAAAATTATACAGGCAATTCATATATGACATTTAATAAAGGCTTAACGCAAATCGCGGGAGGTCTTCTTTTTGTCACTAAAAATGAAAGTGGTGAAGAGGTAGTTTTAAATACTGAAACTGAAACTCTTGAAGCATATCAATTTGATATTTTAGATGATTCAGATAAGGTATTGTTCTCTACCCCTACCATTTATACTGGTGAAAATCTTAATCCAAATAATATTGTATATAATATTGATTTTTCATCTTTGAAGAATAGTGCAGATGGTTCTACATCAGACCCAACCAGCGCATATTACGTATGCCGCATTACTTGTCGCACAAAAAACCAATATCAGCTTAGCAAAGAATATAAATTCCAGATAGGTGAATATAGTGGTGCTGACGAATGGCAACCTACAATTGCCGCAGAAGTTGATGATGAAACTGCGTCAATTAAGGTTTCGGTTAAAAATGAATATTCTTTTAGTGACGGCGTATCTGTATACGTAAGGCGTGCATCTAATAAAGATAATTTCAAAGAGTGGGAAACAATCTATAGTGCAAAGCTACAGCAGATTGATTTTTCAGTTGTAGACAATACTGTAGAAAGCCTAACATGGTACCGTTATCGCGTAGAAGCTCTTACTTCTACTGGAATGTCAATTGCAAAACCAACCATGTCTAAAGTCGTTTTGCCGCAATTCTATGACGCATATTTCTCTCGTGGAAAAGAGCAATATGCGGTAAGATACAACTATCAAGTAAGTAGTTTTAAACCAGTAGTAAATAGGGCTAAGATTGATACTCTTGGTGGCAAATATCCTAAGTTTGCAGAAAATGCTGTATTGAATTATAAACAGTTTAGTATTTCAGGTCTGATTAGTGCTGAGTCTGATGTTTATTCAGAGTTTGCGAACAAAACAAAACTTATCCATCATAATAATGATACTCTTAAAGATTTATATGCGGAATATAAAGATGAAACCGGTGTTAAAGAATTAGTACGTAACGATTTTAAGAACTGGGAAAAGACTGGCGGTAATCAGTATCCTAATGCACCAGTTTCTAGTATCACGTCACAAGAGTATTTAACGACTACTACAAACGATTGGCTCTACGAGCGTGAATTCCGTGAAAAGCTAATTGCATGGTTAAATGATGGTGAGCCTAAGCTGTATCGTTCAATGGCAGAAGGTTCAATGGTCGTTATGCTTACAGATGTTGCATTGACACCTAATGAAACCGTTGGCCGCAGGCTATGGAATTTTTCTGCTACTGTTTATGAAGTTGAAGATGCTTCTTCCTTAGATACTCTTGATACTCTTGGTATTTATAACCGCAAGATGATTGGTTCTATTAGTGGCAATGGTAAACAAGATTCCGAGGACGAGCCTAAAGATTACATTGAAGTTATTAAACCTGGTCAAACATATAAGTTTACAGTTACGAATAACAATGATATTAGAAATGATATTAATGATATATTAAGTAAAAAATATAGTGGAGTTCTTGCGAAACGCAAAGCAGAAGAAATCGTACTTAAAGATATTAAAATTTATTATCATTCTAAACCTCGTTACTATACCTTCCAAAGTGGTTCAGATGGACTTACAGAAGTAACAGATAAAACAAATGGTGTGTCTCAGATGATTGCTGAAAAGCGAGTCCAGCAAGGATATTATTTTGGTGTTATGACTCGTGGTAGTAATGGTAATCATAATATTTTCGTTAACGAGCGTGGATATTATCAGATTCCAAACAAGTTAGATGTTATTGGTCTTTATTTCCAAATTGGTGATGTTATCACTGTTGAATACACGCTTTGCTATAAAGAACGCTCTAGCTCAAAAGAAGCTGTTTCAAGCGCGTCTGTTGACCGCGTAGTAGTTGGTCAAGAGAGAGGTATCTTTAAACCTAATATTTATCTTGGAAGAAAGATTAGGAATAAATATAACTTTATTCAAATGAACGGCGATGTTATGATTTCAAGCAAACGCATGAAATATTGGAAGGGTATTTGCTTAGATGTTACTCCATACGCAGTTGCTAGTATTAAATACCATAATGAAGCAGAATATAAAAACTATCTCGTAGGTGGCACAGGTGTTTTACATATGCTGAGAGACGTTCCAGTAGATGATATGTGTTTCTTAGGAATTCGTATGAAGCAAGTAAACAAAACAAAATATTTGCAAGAGAACGAATTTAGAGTTGATGCTTCGCTTAATGACGCAACAATTAACAATTTTAATTGGATTAGAGTTATTGATTCTGCTGAAACAAAAGACCCGGTATCTGTAATTCAAGACAATAATCCACCGCAGGATAGTTTTGTTAATGCATGGAACGATATTGGTGAACGACCAGTTCAGGTTGTAAAATACATGGATGTTAGTGAAGTTAAGAAGCCTACACTAAATACTGTATATAATATTAATGGCGACTTAAAGATTTATTATAATTATCAATGGTATAATTTTGCTTTTGGTACGATTGATAATATAGAGAATAATAATTCTACAGAAACTATTGGTATTGCTTTTATGCCAATAGAAGGTATGATTAATTATTATGGCACCGTAATGACCACAAATTATCAATAGGAGGGAAAATGAGAAGGACGTATCCTTATTTAAACGACAGTTTCTATGAAGATGCCAATAGCGCATTAAAGCGTAGAAACTTTCTCAAGACTATTGATAATTTTGTTAATCAAAAACAGTATGTGCGGCTAACCCTTCTCAATTGGAATGAAGAACCGTTGAAGGAGATTCAAGGCGTTATTGCATCTGGTAGTCTTTCTAAAGACGGTTCTTCGTCTATTAGGCGCACTTGCTCATTAACCGCATCTATTAGTAGCGGTGATTATGATATTGAAAATATGTCATACGATTTTGCAATTAACAAGAAAATCTTCATTGAGATTGGTGTTGAAAACCATAGCAATCAATTTTTAGATTATCCTATCTTATGGTTCCCTCAAGGCGTTTTCTTTATTGCGAGTGCGAGTGCATCATCTTCTGTTTCATCTGCCGTGTCATTGCAATTGACATTGAAAGACAAAATGTGTGGATTATCAGGTGATGTTTCTGGCACGTTGCCTGCGGCTGTTATATTCGATGAAATGGATACACAGGACGCAAGCGGCGCATATGTTACTAAAAAAGTATTAGTTTATGATATTATCCAAGAGTTAGTGAATCATTACGGCGGGGAAGATTTAAACAATATCGTCATTGAAGATGTGCCTCGCCGCATCAAAAGAGTAATGAAATGGACTGGCTCTAATCCGTTATATCTTGTACCTAAGCAAAGTGGAAGTGCTGGTAGGATATGGTATGCGGCATATGTCGATAAGCCGGCAAAATTAGAAGACGGTACGATTGAAATTTTAAGCGGTCAAGACTGCGGCTATGTCTATGATGATTTTGTGTATGATTCTGAGCTGTCTGCTAACCTTGGCGAAAGCGTAACATCTGTACTCGATAAGATTAAAAGCTATCTTGGTAATTTTGAATATTTTTATGATGAATTTGGTGTATTCCATTTTAGGGAAATTAAGAATTATCTTAATACTACGCAAGCGACAACTTTAGTCAATGACATGAAGAAGCATGACTATCTTGTAGAAACAACTACAGGTAAAAGTGTATACGCTTTTAATGATAAAGACAATATTATCAGTATTAGTAAAACACCGCAATTCAATAATATCAAGAATGACTTCATTATTCAAGGTAAGCGCCAAGGTACAAATAGCCAGCAGCAGGTAGACGTTCGTTATCATCTTTGCATTGACCGCAAGCCGACACCCGTTACAATAGATGAACAAGGTAATAGTTACTATAATACTTATTACAACGTTTTATTATATACAGAAGAGTCTACTCAAGAATTAAAAGCCGCGTTTCCGACTGTATATACAAGCGTAAAAGATTTTCCTACTATTGGTGATTTCAATACTATTTATTTTGATGCTACTAATAAAACTGCTTACTATTGGAAAGATGATACTTATAAAGCATTAAAGTGTGCAGCATATTATCCTCCAATAGATGCTTCAACTTCTGCCGTTGTTGTAGATGATAAAGGAGACATCAGCTCTGCGGCAATACCGATTATCATTGATGGTTATACTGTGAAAGACTGGCGTACCGAGCTTTATCTTGAAGGTCTATTGGCTAAGAAAAATGGAATTGATTCTGGCAATTATTACGCTAAAATTGATGGTATTTCTGGTTGGCAGGGAGATATTCTACAATATGCACATAATTGTAAGATAGATACAGATTATTATTTTGAAGAATTAGATGCATTTTGGCCGCAAATTTATGACCTTGCAGACCAGAAGTTCATAGGCGAGAAAGCAAATGCGGAACTGCTTACTTCTGCACTGACTGATGGTAATTATTTTCTAGATTTTATTGATTCTTCAACATCTGACTTAGGAAGATTCTCTGTATCTGCCATTGGTCGCAGAACAGATGCCGTATCATCTGATACCGTAAACTGTCTGTTCTCTCCTGAGATTCCTAATATTGTATTCATCAATGCTGATGAAGATGATAAGGGAAGAACGAAGCAACAGGAATGTGAAGATAATGGTATGCCATATACTCAGGTACGCGGTGAGGTTTTTTATAATCTTGCTACTGGCGGCTATAAGAATAGTGCTTTTGACCAAGTAAAGTATGAATTATATCTTCATACAACTTATCAAAATTCAGTATCAATTACTGCGCTGCCAGTATTCTACTTAGAGCCTAATTCTAGAGTTGAATTAAATGATACTTCTACAAATACATATGGCGATTATAATTTAAATACACTTTCTATTCCTCTTGGGCCGGGCAATGCAATGACCGTTTCGTGTAATCAGTCAATAGAAAGATTCTAAAAATAGGGCAAAACCGTATAATTGGTTTGCCCTATTTTTTATTTTATATTAGGTATATTTTGGAAATAAAAGGAGGGAAATTGGCAACCACAAATATCGGTCAATATAGGTATGCGGGAGAAGGTCTTACTGAACTATCTTTCAAAAAATCTTATGTTGACTCTAATGCTGATATTACTGGATTAGATGAACAAAATACAGGTTTCAAAGACGTTGCTATCATTCCCGACAAGCAATTTGTTAAAGGTCAAGATTATTATTTAAAAGTTCAAATTCCGCAAGACATGAATTATGCTATGGAATTTACTATTAAATTAACAAAAAATTCAGATACAGACCAAGGCTCGTATCAGTATATTAAGACCGTTAACGTTAACGCAGGTGGAGACGGGAGTAACGTTTATAACGTTGCATTATATGAGAAAAGTAATGGTAGCATTAATGCTATGATACCGCTTAAATATGAATATGGTAAAACTACTATTAAAGATGCTTTATATTATCGAGAACAGAATAAAAAATATTATCTGGGCACTGGTGGCAATACGTATACACAGACAGATAAACGCAATATTGTAGCTATGGCAGCATCTTGGAAAACAGATGTTGGTGAACGTTATGGTCTGTTTGAAATGATTTTCAGGCCAATAGAAGATGGATTCATTTCTGTTGTGCTGTCAATGACAAGACAAGCAGAAGACTACAATATTCAACATACGACAGCAAATGGTACGACTTATGGTCGCATTGTAGATTTAGATAAAATTAAATGTGAGCTATGTCAATTAAGTAATCTAGTGGAAAGTATGAACAATAATGCTACGCTTGATAGAATTGGTATTTGGGGTCATTCTGGTTTGATGATGGCTATTAATGGTGAAGAGATTAGGATTGGTCCGAGCGGATTCTATGAACTATCAGAAGTGCCTGTTTCTTCTATTGGCATTGTGGCTCGTGATTATACTGATTCATTTACTATTGACTATGAATTTACACAAAAAGACGTAGAAGAGGACGGTGAATAGACCAATGGATTCACTTTATGGTGGACATGAAGGAACTAGCTTTGTAATTAAGGCTTCTTTCACTTCTGTAAATGAAATGCGACAGATGTTTTCGCGTGGTAGTAATTTCACAGAAGTCTGGTATGGAGAATACTGTCTGATTTCTACAAAGAATAAAAATCATCCAGATAACGGAAAGGTTTTTAGACGCGGGCTAGATTACCAGAATACACAGACTGCTGGCAGTATTTACGTAGGACAAATCGTTGGCCCGTCTAGCGGCACGCCTTTTTTTCAAGTAGATACTATTGACAATGTAACACATATGTCAACAAAGGTACTTGAAGAAAATACTTATCGTAGGTATCCAGTTGGTCAAAATGCCGATGGTACTGTTATCACTAACTGGAAACAAGATGATAATGGCAACTGGCATGATGGTGGCGGTACGCTTAAAAAAGATTTTAAATTCAATATCAAAAACCGCACGTTAGTTCCGGGTAAAAGTGGCAATTCATTTAATGACGATATTGAATATACATGGGTCAATATCCGCAAGGATGATGAAGATGCGGACTCTTGGTTTTATGTAGGAATGAAGTTCCCTTATACTGTAATTGATTATAAAGCTCATGCAGTTTCCCAGTATGATACAGCTGGTAATATTAAACAAGAAAATGCTATGGCTTCCATTGCACGTATTGATGATAAGACCCATCCATTCTGGGAATACTGGGACATGGGTATTCCAAAAGGCTTAAAGGGTGATACGCTTCGTAACCTTAAAGTTATTGAAATGACAGAAGCACTACGCAACAAAGTATATTCTACTGAGCACATTACAGTCAATCCTACTACTGGTCTTGCTACTGTTGGTCAATCTGGCTATCCTAATATGGAAGATGATATTGCCAAACATCGCCAAATCGTAGTATATGAACTATATATCTATGATAAGCGAATCAATCCAGACCCAATTTTAATTTATCTCGGTGATTTTAATATTATTAAGAATATTACGCTTGATGATAAAGGTACTCTAACAGTATCTTATACTCACAACAACGATAGCATCTTTTATAAGAAAATTAAATGGGTGACAGGCGTTGCTCTGTCTACTGGAAACGGTGCCGCAGGTGGACATTTTAAGATGGATTTCAACAATGACTCTCCTGCATATGAAACAAATCTTACGTGGGTCAAAGGCCTTGAGATTCAAGATAACGGCGATGTTATCGGAACATTTGCGGGCACAGATGGCGGCAAACTGTCAAACGATGGTAGGAATAAGGTCGGTCATATTCGTTGGATTAGTTCAGTTACGTTAGATGAAAATACTGGTCATTTTGTATGCTCTTTCAATGATGGTACTGCGTCTGTTGATAAACGCTTAACTTGGGTCAAAGATATTACAATTAATCAAGCAAATGGTCAGATTACAATCAATACAACTACTGGTGATAAAATTAGTCCAGCCAAGCTGAAACTTCTAACGGCCGCGCGTGTTAACGATATTGGTGAAACAACTCTTATCTTTAATACTGGTGAGACAATTAATTTAAAGACTGAAAACGGTGGCGAGAATTATAAAATAACAACCGTTAAATCTATCTACATGGGTACTGGTATTAGTGATGATAAGAGCATTTATGTTAAATACAATAGTAGTCCAAACCCTGTAAAAATCAGTGACCCAATCAACTCAATTGAACGTCTTGTTGTTCGTCCATCTGACTGGCATCTATTCGTTCTTTACAGCGACCCATCACATCGTGTTAAAAATGCGACCGATGGTTGGATTTCAAACAATGATGCGATGAAGTACGACGCATCTATTCCTAATTATGGCTCAAATGTCTATTGGAAAGACCTCGGCACTATTAAAGACCAAGCTGGTATTTTAATTGGCTTTAATGTCACAAAGACTCAGCTAAATGCAGCAGGTTTTACAGATGCCAATATTATTGAATATCTAAATCGTGAATTTCCTTTTGGCCTTACTGGTGCGCAAAACCAGCCTGGTGGTCAATCTAATCTTGGCAAAATTATTACGTATCAGCCATACAATGAAGCCAAGAGCGATAAAGAGTTCTATGCGTTTGATTATAATTTAAGTACGTGGTATTATCTTGGCAAGATTGCTGATACTGGTATGCGCGATGTTAAACTAATGGATGAAAGTGCAGCTACTTACGAAAGTCTTAAAACTTTAACTTCTGATGGTCTTGCTTTCTTACAGAACTCTGTGACAGTTTCAGACAGCGCGATTCCTTCCTATTGGTCTAGTACCTATAAGTTTGGAGCGTAGATATGAAACTTGAACAAATTAAAGGCCCGTTCTCAACAAAATCTAGCCATACATTTAAGGCTGGCGCGGGCAACTCTTATGTACATATTGGCATTCAGATTCCAAAGCGTCAACCGATTGCTTATTCTGAATATCGTGCTTTAAATGAAGGGAAAGAGGATATTATCCTTTTTCCGCAAATTCCTGATTATGATGTTACAATCACTACAGGTGAGAGTGAATTTTCATATAAGGTAAATGAAACAGGTATACTTGAGCTTGACGGTAATTTTGGCTCAAAGCTAAAATTCACTTTTGAAAAGAGTATGCCGCCAGAGACAATTGTAGACGTTATCTATAAAGACGAGGAAGAATAAGGAGGTAGTAAATGGCTAAAGGTAATCCAAATGATTCTACGATGAAAAATAATTTTGTTGCTAAGGTATATGACCCTACGCTTAAAACATATAGGCCGATTTACGTTGCGCCAGATGCTACCGACAATAAGCGTGGTGAAGTCTGGCTTTCAGACGCGACAAATGCGACCGATAGTGCGGCCACAGGTGTTGTTGCCGCTACGCCAAAAGCAGTTAAGGCCGTTAATGACAATGCGAACAATAAGCTAGACAAGACAACTGCTAACGCGCAATCAGTTAAGTCTCCTACTACATTCGCTGGCAAGGTTACTGGTAATGGCGGATTCACTGGAAACCTAACTGGTAATGTCACTGGTAATGCCGATACAGCTACGAAGCTAAAGACCGCACGCTCAATCAGCGTTAAAGGCGGCAACAACGGTGGCACGGGCAGCGCTAATTTTGATGGTTCTGGGAATATTTCAATTACAATTCCATCAATTGATGCGGCAAGTGTCACTGGAGTGTTACCTCTAAGCACTATTCCGCAAGGTGCGTTAGAACGATTAGTTCATGTTGCAAATAAGGCTGCACGCTTTCAGTTAACAAATAAGCAAGTGCAGACTGGCGATAGCGTTATTCAAAACGACACTAACGTTATGTATATTGTCGTTGATGATAGTAAGCTAAATTCTTATGCTGGATACCAAGAGTACAAAGCTGGTACAGCGCTTAACGCAAGTCATGCGACAAATGCCGATAACGCTACTAATGCGACCACTGCTGGTAAAGTTGGTCATAATTTAAGTGTTGGAGTGACATATGGGACTGCATCAGCTTCGCGTAAACAGACATTTAGTTTCAATGGTTCTGCTGATGTTTCGTTTGATATAGATACAACTAAACCAGAAGTCATGAAAGCTGCCACTGCCAATGCAGCTGGTCACTCTGGCCTTGTTCCTGCTCCTGCGGCTGGAAGTCAGAATAAATTCCTTCGCGGAGACGGTACGTGGCAAATTGCTGGCGAGGTCACTGGCGTTAAGGGTAATGCGGAAAGCAATTATCGTACAGGCAATGTCAATCTTACTTGTGCTAATATCGGCGCTGCAACCGCTAACCACAATCACAATGCGAGTTATTTAAAGCTATCTGGCGGCACGCTGACAGGTTCTCTAACTGGTCAGAATATCGTTCCTAGCGCTACAAACTCTTATTCTCTTGGTTCCTCTAGTGCAAAGTGGAATTATGTTTATGCTAATAAGATTGTTGGTACTCTTACTGGCAATGTAGAAGGTAACGCTACTAGCGCTACGAATGCTCAATCTGCGAACAAGTTTAATAATACTGTTGCGCTGAGCGGAGATATTACAACATCTGCTACAAGTTTTAATACGGCAAGCCCTATTACAATGGCTACGACTATTGGTAATGGCAAAGTAACTTCGGCTAAGATTGCTGATGGAGCTGTTTCATCAGGCAAAATTGCAAGCAAAGCTGTGACCAATGGCAAACTTGCGGATGATGTTGGCACTGTCTATGTTGGTATGAGTAAGCCAACAGAAGAACATGTTAAAATTTGGGTACAAATTTAAGGATGTAGATATGAATAACACATTTCTGGGGGGGGGCATCTGCCCCGCTAAATAGCTTAGCTGATAGGTGTGGCTGATTTTATGGTAAGCGATGGGACGAATTTTTCTGAATTTGTCCCTTCTAAAGCTGACGGCGTGCGAGATTACAATAATCCGAATAATGTAATCAAGCTAGGATGGTCTGGGTCTAGTTTTACTGCCGCAGATTTTACTTATGCTCTTGGACTAAGCAATGATAAGAAAATTAAAGACGTATCTAAGACAGAATATAAAAAGTGGTTAGGTCTTAATGCTGTTGATAACACAGCCGATGCGGATAAATTAGTAAAATATGCTAATGAAGCTGGTTTAATCAAAGACTCTGGCGATGGGCGTGATTTAAAAGTTTCTTATAGCGCTAAGGACTTGCCCTATTCTGGCTTCACTTGGATAGCTGCGTATGATGGTAATACATTAAAAACAATCAATAAAAATATGTTTGCACAAGCATCGCATACGCATTCTCAGTATGCGGCCAATGATATTGTCACCGTATCATCTTCTCAGCCTACATCTTCTACTTGTAAATTATGGATAAAGATTTAAAGGAGAAAATATGTTTATTAATCTTTTATGGGATGGGGGGGGGCTACTGCGGTAGCTCTATAGATACCATTCTATATGATATGGAGTGAGCGAATTTTATTTTTCAAATGGGAAGAATTTTACTGTAATCCCAGCTATGACAGCGCAAGAAAATAATGCGGACACAATAGATGATTTAATTGTAAAATTAGTGAATAGACCTCCATCGCTAGGGTCATGTATGTTCAATCAGTCAAAAGAGAAAAGATTGAGCTTTACTGGTGGCTCTTGGTATAATTATTTATATGTGCCGCATAGGACTGGTGTTGGTGAAGATAATTATAAATATGGTAATTTATTGTTATTTCCTATGACTGGCCCGGGCAAGGCTTATAGAGTGACTTACTCGAATGGTTCTGTTATCTCTGTAGAGGAATTTTATACAAACGCTTATCCTCCTTCTAAATCTTCTGTTGGATTGGGCAATGTCGATAATACGGCTGATTCATCCAAGAGTGTGAAATATGCGGCCAGTGCTGGCAGTGCAAGCTCGGCGAGCTATGCGACAAAAGCTGGCAGTGCTGATAATGAATATTGCGTTATGGTACAATCTGCGCAACCAACGGATTCAAGATGTAAATTGTGGATTAAAATCTAATATAACTTTGGGCAAAATCCTGTTACGGGTTTTGCCCTTTTTTCATATAGATATAGAATATAATTCTAAGAAAGAAAAGGAGTTTTATGTGAATAAATTTAATGAATTGACCTCTCTAGGGGGGGGGCTACTGCGGTAGCTTAAAATCTATAAATCAATTTGATATTATGATTTTAGATGACCTCCCAAATAAGGAGGTTGAATAATGAGCAATTTTGTAAATCTTTTAGATATTATTTATCCTATAAATAGTATGTATATTACTACTAGCACTGTTTCACCTGCAACGTCTATCGGTGGCACTTGGACACAGATTAAAGATGGCGCTTGCTTGGCCGCATATACTAGTACTTCTGGTTATACGGGCAGCAAACATATTACAGTTGACCAAATGCCAGCACATAAACATTCTGCCACAAATAAACATGCTGGTAATGGCGTTAATAATGATTGGCCGTACCAATGGGGTGGCGGTGGACTTGACGACAGTAGCATATTCGTTACCAAATATACTAGTACCGAGGGAAGAGGACTTGATTATTATCCTTATTCATATGCTTGTAGAGTCTGGGTACGAACTGCTTAAAATCTAAAATCTAATATCCTAAATGAAAGGATATTATGAAAAACTTAATGACTAATCACGGTCGTTGGGGGGGGGCTACAATAATGTAGCTTCTTCTTCAATGGCTGTTCTAAGCATGGTGATTTACCATGTCTAATTTTGTAAATCTTCTTGATATTATTTATCCAGTAGGTAGTATATACTTTAGTACTTCTAGTACTTCTCCTGCGAGTAGTATTGGCGGAACTTGGACTAAAATAGAAAATTGTTTGCTTGCGGCAAGTGGTGATACCTATAACGTAGCTGGACGTTTTTCTGGTAGCAATATGATTTCTTCGCTAGCCATACCAGACCATCAGCACAATGTTGTTGGTTGGAATGGTAAACTGCAACAATATTCAGGTATTGGTTTTTGGAATACTAATGCTGCTGCTGGTAGTTTATGGCAATTATTGTCAGTCGGTACTAAAGATGGTGGCGATACTGGTTGGAATTTGTGGACTAAAGGTACTTGGAAACTTAATGATAACGGACATTTTGTTACCGAACAACAAGAGCATATTCCATATCATTATTCTTTAGCAGTATATAAAAGAACAGCCTAAGAAGATTTTATAATATTCTTTCTATGCAATTAGAAAGGATATAAATGAGTAATTTTGTAAACCTCATGGATATTATATATCCAGTAGGTTCAATCTATCAGAGCATGGATGCAACATCTCCTGCTAGCTCTATTGGTGGCACTTGGACACGATTGAACACTTTTCTTTATGGGTCTACAACCGCCAAGAATACGGGCGGCGAAGCAACGCACACGCTTAGCCTTAATGAAATGCCCGCTCACAGCCACAATGGTTCTACAGGAGAAGCTGGCAAACACAATCACAGTATTGATGAACGAATTATCGCATGGTACGGTCCAGGTGGAGGTAACGTTCTTCAAGGTGCTGGTAATTATTTTGGTTCTGTTGGTAGGTTTGGTGGACAGTATACGTCTGAGGTTGGTAACCATACCCACACTATTGCTTCTAATGGGGGGGGGCAAGCACACAACAACTTGCCACCTTACACAACTTGCTTTATTTGGTATCGCACAGCGTAGCAAGCAATCTAAATCTAAGCGAGGTTGCGTATGTCTAATTACGTTAACCTCATGGATATTGTCTACCCTGTTGGTTCTGTATATATTTCTTTTCATAGCGCTTCACCGGCATCCAGTATTGGCGGTACTTGGACACAAATAACTGATAAAGTGCTACGAGCTTCAACAAATACTAATACCGGCGGGGAAGACACACATAAACTTACCGTTGGTGAAATGCCACCTCATACTCACCACATATCAACTAAGCAAGCTGGTAATAACATTGCTACCAATTTGCCTTATCAAATTGGCGCGGCTGGTTTGGATTATTCTAATAAGTTTATTGATAAATATGTAGAATCAAAAGGTGACGGAAAAGCTCATAATAATTTACCAGCTTATCAAAATTGCTATGTGTGGCATAGAACCGCTTAATTTATTTTATTCGAGGGAAACTTTATGTTTCCCTCATTTTTTTATGGGCAAATTCCTAAAATCAAATATAAATTATTTTCATATTATATTAGATTATGTAGAGAAGAAGGGATATTGCCGAGAATGGATGCTTTGTCGCAACTAGTGTCGCAATACTCTTTCGGAGCTATCGTTATGCTAGTTGTGACTTTAGCTGTTGCTTTTAAATTTTTAAGTGAACTATTGGAATATTTTTATAATAAATTAAAAAAATTCTTCAATTATCAGACACTTAAAGATACACAGCACTCTGAGATTATAGAAAGTATTGCTTCGTTGCAAGCAGACATTAAAAGGCTTAGCCAAGAAATTAGCAACCAATCGAATGATATTAAAGCACTCCAAGAGCATGAAAAACTTACTCTTGAAAGATTGCAGGAGAACTCCCGCAGTTATATCATTGACAAGCATCACTATTTTTGCTATGAAATTAAGGCTATTGATGACCTTAATCTAGAATCTCTAGAGCGTAGATATTTATATTATAAAGCGGCAGGCGGCAACTCATTCATTGATGGCTTAATGGAAGAGATACGCGAACTACCGAGAATCAATCTTTCCAATCCACAATTTATTGTAAGCCAAAAGAACAATGAAAGGGGTGAATAAATGAGTCAGGAATTAAAAGCAGTTACAGTCAATTTAAAGTCTCTTGACCAAGACATTCAAGACCCTATTGTGGCTGGCGGCGCAGATGCAAATGGTCGTACTTTTAGAATTATTTTCGACCAAGAAGCTGCTGCGCAATGTGTCGCAGATACAAAAGTTTATTTGAGTTGGCGGCATGTTCAACTAGATATAAAAGGATATAATGTTTTTACAAAAACACATGAAGACCCTATCGTATGGGAAATTAAATGGCCGCAAGCCATGTTACATGAAGGAGACGTGCTTTGTTGTGTCGAATTAGTTGATTCGGTATCAATTGCTTCTAGCACGAATTTTCTTGTACATGTATTGTCCGACCCAAATGACGGCTCTGCGTTTGTCGTTTCTGATGATTTTAGCGCTTTTCAAAATGCTGTAATCCATCTTGCTACTCTTGGGGACAAGATGGAAAAACAAATGAATGAACAACGTAAAGAATTTCAAGAATGGACAAAGGAAACAAAAGAAATCAAACAAATTGCAACAAGTGCATATGATAAAGCCGTTTCAGTAGAAAATAAATTAGACCAGATAGCTATCAGCGCAGAAGTTAAGATTCGAGAATTTTAGCTATATGGTTTATTTTTATATATATAAAAATTTTTATACTCAATAGAGAGGGGTTACAAACATATGGCTGATGCAGAAAATGCAAAAAAAATTAGTTTTTTTCATGGTTCTGAAACAAAACTAAATGATAGTATTACCGCTGGGACTATTGGTACAAATAGTGTCGTTATTTCTACAGAAGATAATATGATTTATGTAGATGATTCTAAAGTGCCGCATACACTTGGCAACGCTAAATCTAAACAGGCTCACACTGTTCAACTAGGCGTTGGTGGAAGTGTTGGCGGTATCAAGACTGGCGATGTTATTGAAGCTGGTACTGATTTAGATGCATTAATTAAAAAGATTATTATGAAACGTGTACCTGCTACATATATTGCACCTAAGATTTCTCTTGCGGTTTCAAAAGGCGCTCAACCGGGCAATTATGAAGTTGGTACTACCCTTGCAGCAACAATGACAGCAAACTTTACGAAGCAAGATGCTGGCGCTCTTACCGCAATTAAAATTTCTGATGGTACTGTAGACGTACTTGAGGGTACTACTAGCCCACTAGTTCTATCTGACCATTCAATTACTATTGGAGAAGGTACCACTTCTTTTAAAGCTATTGCTTCTTATGCCGAGGGTGCAATCAAGCAAGATAATCTTGGAGATGATTCCCCAGCTGGTCATATTACTGCTGGTTCTATTACATCAAATGCACTTTCTTATGTTGGAAAGCGAAATGCCTTTTATGGCACTGGTGTAGGCTCTGTACCTGAGCTAAATTCTGCAATTGTACGTGGTCTTACTGGTAAGTCTCTTAATCCTACTGCTGGTACCAAACTTACCATTAAAGTCGCTCAAGGGCAACAATATATTGTTTTCGCCTATCCTGCGGCTCTTCGTGATGTAAGCCAAGTGAAATATGAAGAAACAAATGATATTAGCATGGCTTCTAGCTTTGCCAAGCAGACCGTGTCTGTCGAAGGTGCCAACGGAGCAACAGCTGCAAACTATAAAGTCTATAGCTACGCTATGGCTGCTCCTGCCGCAGCTCCAATGACATTTACAGTAACCATTTAGAAAGGAGTTATAAATTATGGCTATTGATAGCACAAAACTATTGGTTGCTGTAAAAGCCTATTCTCGTGGTAATGCTCTTCCACTTGATGCTTCGAGTGTCCATGAGACATTAGCAGCCGCACAGACCTATGCAGATTCAGCTATTGCTTATGGCGGTCAAGTCATTACCGCATTGGTTGATGGTAAGTATAAAGCATATATGCTTCAACCAAAAGCTGAGGGTACAGGTTTTAATCTTTCTCCTATTGGAATTGATGGTGAAATTGACCCAACCAAGGTAAAAGAGTATGTTAAGGTAGTAGAAGCTCTTCCAGAAACCGACCAAGAACAAGGTGTTATCTATATTAATACTACAGATAACAAAGGATATATCTATACTGGTTCTGGTTTCAAGGTAATTTTTGAACAAGTTGAGAATCTTAAAGCAACCATTGAAGCTATTCAAGCTAAATTAGATAGCTTGACTGGTGAAGGTGAAGGTTCTGTAAAGAAAGCTCTTGTAGATGCAAAGGCATATACAGATACTACTGTCGCTGACAAGGCTGATAAAGCAACTACTTTGGCTGGATACGGCATTGCTGATGCTTATACAAAAGAAGCAACTGATACTGCAATCGCTTCTGCTATTGCGAAAGCAGACCATTTAAAGCGTGCTATTGTCGATGCTCTCCCTGCTGTCGATGAAGCTGATGCTAATACTATCTATATGGTTCCAGTTGATGACCATTATGATGAATACATTCTCGTTGTAGCTAGTGAAGTCAAGAAATTTGAAAAAATCGGTGACAGTAAGGTAGACCTTTCTGATTACGCGACTAAAGATGAAGTTGCGACCGCCAAGCAAGCTGCAATTGATGCTGCCGCTACTGACGCTCAGACCAAGGCAGATACCGCACAAACTGCTGCAATTGCAGAAGCGCAGAAAAAAGCCGATGCGGCTCAAGCTGCTGCCATTGCCGCTGCTGTTGAAAAAGATACTGCCACTCTGACAAGCGCAAAAGAATATGCCGACGGTCTTGCTGCTAATTATGAAAAAGCTGGTGCCGCTGCTAAAGCTCTTGAAGATGCAAAAGCATATACCGATACGCAAGGTGCTACGACACTTGAACAAGCTAAAGCATATACCGATGGTCAAATTTCTCCCATCCAAGAGAATTTAAATACTAAAGTCGATGCTGCTCAAGTAAAGACTATTCTTTCTGAAAAAGTCGGTGACATTGCCGAAGGTACTACTATTAAGCAGTATATTGATACAAGCGTAGGTTCCGGTGGAACTGCTAGTGCAGAAGCAATTGCAGCAGCAAAGAAAGAAGCCATTGAAACTTCTAAAACTTACACGGATAACGCTTTAACAATTGTAGAAGTTTAGGAGTTAAAATGGCTGTAGTTCGTGTATATACAACTGTGGCCGCAAAATTAAATAAATTACCAGTTAGCGATGGAAATTTAGTTTTTGTTTCCGATACACGTCAACTCTATTTAGATTATAACGGTCTACGAATTAAATACAATTGTATCCAAGAATTTCCTACAGACAAAGATAGAATTGATAAATTAGCGCCAGTTGAAGGCTACTATTATGTAGAAGAAACTGGCGTAATGTGGCGTTATAAAGACGGGTGGAAACAGCTTACTCCTTCTAATTTACAAACCATAGCTTTTGGTACTTCTGTTGAAGATTTTCCAAAAGAAGGAAAAGAAACTATGTTATATATTGCCGATAAAGCAATTTATAAATGGAATGCGGCCCTTCATACATATATGTGTGTTGCTAATAATACAGAATGGACAACTATTTAAAGGAGACGTGAATGAGTCAAGTTAAATTTGTAGCTGCTACTCTTGCTGGCTACCAAGGCCTTGAAAATAAAGACGCTAATACTCTTTATTTTGTAGAAGAAGAGCAGCGCATTTACAAAGGTAATACACCATACTCTGGTGGTATTTACGAAAAAGTAAGCGCACTTCCTACGCAGGGTAAAATTAATACCCTATATATTGTAGGTGATAATGGAGACAACGTTGCCTATTGGGACGGCACCAAGTATATTACAGTTGTTAAGCCAACAACCGTTGCCGCAGACCTTTCTGCTCTTACCCAGCGTGTTACTACTGCTGAAAATAATATTTCTGCCGCAGATGGAAAATTAACGGTTATTCAAGGTGAGGGCGAAGGCTCTATCAAGAAAGCTGCCGCTGATGCTCAGGCTGCTGCTATCGCCGCCGCTGCCACAGACGCCACTTCTAAAGCCGACAAAGCTCTAGAAGATGCCAAAGCTGATTCTGCCACTAAGAAGACAGAAGCTATTGAAGCAGCTGCTGCTGAAACCACCAAACAGGTTACCGCTGCTAAAACCGAGCTACAGGCCAACATCGACAAGAAAGCTGACAAAGCTACTACCCTTGCTGGTTACGGTATCGCCGATGCCTATACAAAGGATGAAGCCAATACCGCTATTGCTGCTGCCGTAGCTAATGCGCACCACCTCAAGCGTGAAATCGTTAGCGTTCTTCCCGAGGTTTCCGAAGCCAACGAAGATACTATCTATATGGTTCCCGATGCTGGTAGCACCGATACCGCAGGCTCCAACAAGTCTGTTTATACTGAATACATGCTTGTCAATGGTGCCTTTGAGCGTATTGGTACTTCTGACGTAGACCTTGGCAACTACTTCACCAAAGACCAAGTAACTGATGCTATCTCTACCGCTAAGGGTGAAGCTGCTACTGACGCTCAGACTAAGGCAGATGCCGCTAAGGCTGCTGCCATTGCTACCGCCGCAGCAGATGCCACCACAAAGGCTGACGCTGCTCAAGCTGCTGCTATTACCGAAGCTGGTAAAAAAGCTGATAAGGCTCTTGAAGATGCCAAGGCTTATTCCGATGGTCTAGCCAAGAATTATGCTACTGCCGCCCAAGGCGCCAAAGCTGACTCTGCTGTTCAGGCCGCAGATGTTGTTTCTGGCACTGCTAATGGTACAATCTCTGTTAAGGGTTCAGACGTTGCTGTTAAGGGTCTAGGCTCTGCTGCTTATCAAAACAGCGGTGCCTTTGATGCTTCTGGTGCTGCTGCTGGTGCTCTTACTGAAGCTAAAACCTATGCTGACACAAAAAAGACCGAAGCCGTTGACGCTGCTGCCGCAGATGCTACAACTAAGGCCAATAACGCTCTTGCTTCTGCTAAAGAATATGCTAACGGCCTAATTGAATGGCAAACACTCTAATTTAAATTAGATTAAGGAGATTGTATGTCTGCTGATATTAGATTTTACACAGGCGTGCAATCAGAGTATGATGCGTTGGGGTCTACCAAAATAGACCCCAACGGAATCTATTTTCTTTCAGATACCACGAGTATCATGAAAAATAATATCAAATACAGCTGTGGCGATATTAAAATTGCCACCGGCTCTGCCGCAGGTATTATCAAGCCAAGCGGAGATTTTGATATTACCTCTGACGGCACACTTTCAATTTATAAAGCAATGTCCGTTAATAGTTTTTCTAACAATAGCGGCACACTTGAAATAGGTTCTCGTCTTCCATCTTCCAACTTCTCTTGGAATTTGAATAAACAACCTTCTAAACTGACAATTACAGCAGGTGGTCAATCATTTGAAATCAACAAGACGCAATCTGGAACTGCGGCAATTACATTTGCGGCACCTCTTACCGCAACGACCGCATTTACTTTGACTGCTACTGACGCTCGCAAAGCCACATCTACTAAGCAGACTACAATTTACTTTTTAAATGGTAAATACTATGGCGTGAGCAATATAACAGATACTTCTAAGATAGATGCGGCGTTTGTCAAAGGGCTTACTAGAAATTTAGTGTCTGGTCGCACGGGTTCATGGAGCGTCACAGCTAATGCTGAGCAGTATATTTATTTTGCTATTCCTGCTTCTTTTGGAACTCCCGCATTTTATGTTGGAGGTTTCGAGGGTGGCTTCAACAAAGTAAAGACTTTTGATTTCACAAATGCAAGTGGCTATACCGCTTCTTATAATATCTATAGGTCAACTAATGCAGGATTAGGTGCAACTACGGTGGAGGTGAAATAATGCCTGTTCAACTTATTGATAAAATCAAACAAAAGAATAACGGCACTTTCAAACTCGTAGATGCTTCTGATATTAACTGGGATGTTAACATTCCGAGTGATAAAGTTCCAGCAGAATATGTTAAAAAAGATGCTATGAACACGGCTATTGCAAATGCAGTAGCAGGTGCGCCGCATCTTAAACGTGTTGTGCTGGCAAAAGGGTCAACTCTTCCTTCTACTGGCGAAGAAAATACAATTTATATGTTGCCAGATTTGACTGAATCCAGCAATGAATATACTGAATATTTTTGGGTTAATGGTAAGTTTGAAAAGCTAGGTGGCTCTAAGACCGACTTATCGAACTATCCAACCAAGAGTGAGATGAATTCAGCAATTAAGACTGCATCTGGTGCGTCTTCAACAGACGCACAAGTAAAGGCAGATAAAGCCCTTAAAGATGCAAAGGCATATACCGACCAAGAGAAAGCGAAATATCTTCCTCTTACTGGTGGTACTTTATCTGGTAAAATTAAATACGCGGCTGGTCAAGTCATCAATGACGATAATGACATTGCCACTAAAGCATATGTCGATACCGTTGCAAGCGGCATTTTGCCATCTGATGTTTTGACAGTTCCATCTATCACTACTGGCACTGCAAATGGTACAATTAAAGTTAAAGATAAATCTGTGGCAGTATATGGTTTAAAATCTGCCGCATATCATGATGCTTCTGATTTTGCTACGCCAGATGATTTAACTTGGTCTTCTATTAAATAATATATCAGAAAGGATGTGAGCAAGATAGCAAGAGTAAAATTTATCAGAGATAAAGAACCTAATATCAAAGCACTCACTGCCGAAAATAAAGTATTGGACGGTGCATTGTATGTTGCCACCGATACCGGCACTTTGTGGATGGGTATTTCTTCATCCTCTCTGATTCAGATTAAAGATAATATCAATACAAATACAACTTATAACTTAACCAAGAGCGGTAGTACAATCACTCTTAGAGGTAGCGATGGTAGCACATTTAATGTTACAGATTCAAATACTGTATACGGCAATGCTACTGCCAGTGCCGCAGGTCTTATGTCTGCCGCAGACAAGGCTAAACTTGACGGTGTTGCCGCAGGTTCAAATCACGTTACTGTTGATGCAGAACTTTCTACTACTTCAATGAATCCTGTACAGAATAAGGTCATTAAATCTGCACTTGACGGCAAGTCTAATACAGGCCATACTCATGATGATAGGTATTATACTGAGAGCGAAATCAATACAAAGCTGAATGCAAAAGCTAATTCAAGCCACACACATACAAAAGCTCAGATTACAGACTTCCCAACTAGTATGCCAGCGAGCGATGTCTATTCATGGGCTAAGCAGTCAAGCAAGCCTAGCTATACTATTAGTGAAGTTAGTGGTAATCTTCCTGCTTCGCGCATTAGCGGTGTAATTGATGCAGCGCATCTTCCAAGCTATGTCGATGATGTTATCGAAGGTTATTTAAATGGTGGCAAATTCTATACCACAAAAAGCTCTAGTGGCGCATATTCTGGTGAAATCAAAGCCGAAGCTGGTAAGATTTATGTTGACCTTAGCAACAACAAAACCTATCGTTGGAGCGGTAGCACATATGTCGTAATTTCTGAAACTATTGCCCTCGGTACAACTCATTCCACTGCTGGTTATGGTGATGAATCTCGTGCTGCATATAACCACTCCACATCTACTGGCAATCCGCACAAGACTACAAAAGCCGATTTGGGTCTTGGTAGTGTAGAGAATAAGTCTTCTGCGACAATTCGTGGCGAACTTACAAGCGCTAATGTTACTACTGCTCTTGGCTACACCCCGCCAAAGACAGATACAAATACTCATTATACTACCCATATCGTAGCTGGCGCAAAAAGTGGCACTGCAAATGCTGCTACTACAAACGGTAACACTTATATCAATGTTACAGATAATAATACTTTCCGTAGTGGTGTGGTTATTAAAGGTACTGGCGCTACTTCTGTAACATCTGACGCAAGTGGTAATATTACAGTACATTCTACAGATACAAATACTTGGCGTCCTGTTCAGAATAATCTTACTTCTACTGCTACCGACCAATCACTGTCTGCGGCACAGGGTAAAGCCTTGAACGATAAGTTTAGTTCATATGTTCCAGCTAGCCGCACAGTCAATGGTAAGGCTTTAAGTGCTAATATCACACTTTCTGCTGGTGATGTAGGTGCTGCTCCTGCAAGCCACTCTCACTCTTATCTACCTCTTGCTGGTGGTACAATGACTGGCCGCATCCTTCGTGGTGCTGGTGGCAGTTGGATTCAAGGTCGTATTAATGCTATCGTTTTTGGTTCTACTGCCAATTCACAGTCATACAATCCAGTTGTAGGTCAAAAGACAGCTAAGGGCGCTTGGACTGTCGGCAACTTAGCAGGCGATGAACGCCTAGTATTCGCTTACGATACAGATACTAATTTTAATGCTGGCAAGAATTCTACCAATACGACTTATCTACCTACTGGTGGCAGCTCGCAGGAAATTATCACTTCTGCTACTATCGGTTCGCAATCTGTAAGTCATGCTAACACAGCTGGTTCTGTCGCATGGAGCAATGTTTCTGGTAGACCGTCCTCTATGCCAGCTAGTGACGTTTATGCTTGGGCTAAGGCTTCAAGTAAACCTTCCTATTCTTGGTCTGAAATTTCTGGCAGACCGTCAATTCCTTCTGTTGGTAATGGCACTGTTACAATCACACAGAATGGTACGAATAAGGGCAGTTTTACGCTCAATCAGTCTGGTAACGCGACTATTGCTCTTACAGATACCAACACCAATACTTGGCGACCAGAAGAGGTTATCGTATCTTCTTCGCAGCCTAACGCAAGTACTTGTAAATTATGGATTAAGGTATAGTGATAATATGAAGAATATTTTAACACAGCGCACCTTTAGTGAGGTCTGCTGGGGGGGGGGCGATGTAATTGGCTAAAGCATATTATCCTAGCGGTGGGTCTTTTAAAGAGTGGACTCCAGACATGGTGGGAGCAGCAGCTGCTAGTCATAGCCATAATTATGCGGGTGTAGATTCCGCAGGAGGTGCTGCTAATGCTGTAAAAAATTATGGTAATGCGACAGCAAATGCATTAAGGCCAATTTGGTTTTCAGATAGTGGCAATGACACTCACAGAGTCCATAATGATAATTTTAAATATAATCCAGAAGGAAATGTTGTAACATGTAATATTTCTGGAACTGCCAATTATACAAAATCTCTAAATGGCACTGTAAGATATGTTACTCAATCTAGCGCTGCTAAACCATATTGGCGTTGTTTGAAAATAGAATCAGCGCAAAATTGGTTCGATGGTAGCGTTGTATTGTGTGTAGATTCTGGTTACGAAAATGGTGGATTTGGCATTCTAGCAGTCCGTTTCCGCAATGAGAATGTATCTGAAAGCGCTGTGGCTACTCATGGAACTGTTCAATGGCTTTGTAGATATGGATATGAACCAGACCAATTTATTTTAAAAATACATTCTGCTAAATCAACTGTTGGATATGCTGATTTATATTTTCATGCTACTGGTACATATAATTCGTGTAATATCCGAATTTTAGCAAACAGCACTCGTGGTGGTAACGGCTCTTCTTGGCAGCTAATGAACGATGAACCCCGAGCTGCAATGGATACAAGGGCATACACTGCACAAGCTACTGGTTATGATATTGGTAAAGTTGCATATGCTAGCAGTGCTGGTTCTGCCAATAGTGTCTCATGGGGTAATGTTAGTGGTAAACCTTCAACGTTTTCTCCATCAGGTCACACTCACAAAATGACAGATGTTAGTGACTGGGGTTCATATATTTATAGTGCTCAAACAGATAGAACCGCTAATACTATATTAGCTGCTCCAAGTGGTTCCAACGGAAAAGCATCGTTTAGAAAACTTGTGGCAGCTGACCTTCCAAGTCACACTCACGATGATAGATATTACACTGAAAGTGAAGTTAATACCAAACTAAACGGTAAAGCCAACTCTAGCCATTCTCACGATGACCGCTACTATACTGAAAGTGAAATGAACACAAAGCTCAATGCCAAGGCAGCGAGCGATATTATAACCATATCTAGCACAAAGCCTACTAGCGATACATGTAAGATATGGATTAAAATTTAAGATTGAAAGGAATTTTTATGCAAACTTACACTTCTTGGGGGGGGCTTTAAGCCCACGTCAACTAGTTTGATTGATTTAAATGGCTGAACTTTATCTTTCTGATGGTAGTGAATTTTCTAAAATACCGCTGTTGACAGAAACAGTAACAACTGATACGAATCTAGATAATCATACCAAAACTGGTTATTATGTTGTTAGGGGAGTGCCGTCAACTGGTGGCAATGCGTCTTCTCCCGTTAATCGATGGGCAAGTGTGTTCACCGATGCAGATATTGGCACTCCATTTCAAATTGCTATTCCAGATGGAGCAGTCTCTTATTTATATAAAAGAGCGTTAGGTTCTAGCACGTGGGAAAAAATGTCTGCGGGATATGCTGATTCAGCAGGAAGTGCAAATACAGCTAATACTGCTACAACAGCTGATTCCGCAAACACAGCCAATACTGCTAATTCAGCTAAAACAGCTAATACCGCTAACAGCGCTAACGTGGCAAATACTGCTACAAAATCTAGTTCTACTGACGGTGTTGATGTTGCAGATACAAGAAATGAGAATCCTGCGCCAAAAGACGCTGGATTCGATAAAAATAAATTGACTGTTGATTTTAAGACTGCAAGTAAAATTAATTCTCCTATTGGATGTAATGGAACTTTTTGTGGCGTTTTATCTTTAGCTCCTTGGAGTGAAACTTCTGGCGGTCATGGTTATCAACTTGCTTTTGGATACGCAAGCGAAGGACATCCACGTTTGGCTTTACGTGGTTCAGACTTATCTGCTTCTTCTTGGAATAGCTGGTATAAAGTTTATACAAGTGACGATAAACCTACCTTATCTGAACTTGGTGCAGCCGCAGCCAGTCACACGCATACTAGAGCTCAAATCAGTGATTTTCCTTCTAAGCTAGAACCGTATTTCGCAAACAATACTTGGTATGTCGTTGGCGATGATGCAGCTATTGGCGACCATAATAAGGGTGGTGCCTTTTGCATTAAAGGTTTAAACGGCACTCCCAATGTTTCTCTATACAACTCAGACGATTCATATTACGGTCAATGTATTACATCAGCTGATATTGGTTCTCAATCAGTTAAATATGCCACTACTGCTGGAAGTGCAAACACTGAATATTCAGTTCAAGTTTCATCTACTCAGCCAACAGATTCAAGATGTAAGTTGTGGATAAAAATTTAAAATTATTGGGCAAAGTATTATAATTTTTACCCTCTAATTTTTAGGTACAATAGAGAGAAAAATCTTAAAGACACTACGAAGATATGGTAATGAAGTTAAATCAGATTCCATATAATAAAATAGATTAACTCTTACCATATCTTCTTTTATATATATGTATCACTGCATATCGCTAAGGAGAACACCATGAACGAATATCCTTATTTTAATCCATATGCGCCATATATGCCTATGCAGAATAGCGCGTACCCACCAGCAAACCAAATTCAAGGGGTTAGATTTGTGTCTAATCGTCAAGAAGCGGAAAGCTGTGCCGTTCCTCGCGGAACAAAAGCGCTGCTTATGGATTCAAATAAGGATATTTTTTATTTGAAAGAAACTGATATGAATGGTATATCTACTATTTCAGAATACTCCTTCAAAAAAGTTGAGCCGCAAACTGCGGATAACTATATAACAAAAGATGAATTCAACAAATGGAAGGAGCAGTATGAATCAATTATTTCAAACATTGCAGCAAACACAAACGCCGCAAAACAACCCAATGACCGAGTTGTTGGACTTCATTAAAAGTAGTAACATCACACCTCAACAAGCCCAAGAGAAGGTTCAATCTCTTATCTCTTCTGGGCAAATGTCTCAACAGCAATTTGAAACACTTAAACAACAGGCTATGAATATAGCCAAATTCTTCAATTAGTTTATCCCCTTGTGCGCACAGGATAAAATATTTCTATATACCACGATAGAAAGAAGATTATTATGGAAAATATGTCTCTATCCGATATTGCGGCAGTCACTAAAGACAACGACAATTGGGGCGGTGCCGGTGGCTGGATTTGGATTATTGTCCTTTTCCTATTTATGTATGGTAATGGCTGGAATCGTAACACCACAACTGAACAGCCTGTTACCGAAGCAGGTCTTTGCAGCGCTATGAATTTTAATAACCTTGAAAATAGCGTTGGCCGTCTGTCTGACCTAATGCAGACACAGTTCATGCAGACTTCACAAGGTCTAGCATCTGTTGGCTATGAGAATCTACGCAACTTTGCATCTACTCAGGATGCTATCAAAGATGGTAACTATGCGCTTTCTAGCCAGCTAGCGAATTGTTGCTGCGAAAATAAGCAGGCCACGGCAGACCTTAAATACAGTGCTGCAATGAACACCGCTTCTATTAACGAGAACACCACCGCACAGACCCAAAAGATTCTAGATGCTCTTGCACAGGATAAGATTGAGTCTCTACAGGCTCAAGTTTCCGAGCTTAAAACCCAGAATATGTTCTGCGGCGTACCTCGTATTTCCCCTTATGGCTATGGCGTAGTGCCTAACTTCGCTACTCCTTGTGGCTGTGGCTGCAATGGAGCTACTTTTTAATCCTATCTATCTTTAGGAGTTTATTATGGGCATCAAAACAGTAGGCAGATTCACTTATGATAGTGCTACTGCAATTACGCTAGCTGCTGGCGACACCATTCCAGTACCTAACTCAACAGTATCCAATAAGTGCGTCTCGTGCGATGGTAAGAACATCACTATTAACAATAGCGGTCTTTATCAGATTATGGCGAATTTCACATTTGCCGCAACAGAAGCAGGACCAATAGAAACACAAATGTATCGCAACGGCAACGCTCTTCCAGCGGCACATGCTATCGACACAGGTGCCGCAGCAAGTAATCTTGTGTCTCAGGCGTTTTCCGCACTTGTCACGGTTCCTTGCAATGCTCCGCAAGCAACAATTAACGTTAAGGCGTTAAGTGCTACGAGTGTCCGTATTGCCAACATTATTGTGGTAAAGATTGCGTAATGGAAATTTTTAAAACGCTACTTGACCAAGTCGATGATGAAATATGCGGTGCAAAGGAGTATGCGGAGCTAGCGCTGTCATTGAAAGACGATTCGCCGCAACTGTCTAGTATGTATAATGATTTGTCTAAGCAAGAGTATTCTCACATACAGATATTACATTCACATTTACTCAAGGTTTATGAATCTCTTGGAGAACAAACTGATATAGTGCAGAATCTATTTGATTGGCAAAACAAAAAACTAATTGACGGTGCGGCACATGTCAAGACATTAATTGATATGTACAAGTAGCTTAAATTTTTGGGCAGAATTATGTAAATAGTTCTACCCATTTTTTATGTATAATTAGTAAAATACGATTTAAAAGGAAAGGAGGAATTGAATGGGCTATTCTTATTATAGTGCTTCTGCTAGCGCTAATCAAAATACCGTAACGGTAGTAGTAACTATGAATAACAATGGCATAACTTGGGACGCTGGCGGCGTCACTTTTTGGGCAGAAGTACAAGGATGTTCTAGACAGTCTGTTTCAGGAGTTGCCATTCCATATGGTCAAAGTATATCAAGAACTTTTAGTTTTTCTGTTGGCAATAGTACGTCTGCAAGGACACTTTGGTTTAAGGGCGGCGGTGGCGCTATTGGTTCTTTTGGAGCTACAGAAGGTTCTGGAAATGTATATGTTCCTGCAACACCTCCATCTGTCACAACCCCTCCTATAGTAACTAATCAAAAAGCTGTATTATCTGGTTCAACAGTTACTATCTCTTGGACAAATAATGGTTCTGGTACAAGCAATCCAACAGGTAATTACGTAGACGTGAAAATTGATAATGATGACTGGAAAAATATTTTAAATACAAAAGCTACCAGCACGACATATACTGTCTCTGCTAATCATAGGTACCAATTTAGAATTAATTCATATAACTCTGCTGGGCAGTCAGCGCATCAAACTACAAACACTATTTATACTGAGCCACCTGCACCCTCTATTGTTAATGCAAACGCTACAATTCTGCCAACAGCCGGTAATGTTGGTTTTACAATTGATAACAATAATACAAATTATCCTTCAAAAAAGAACGAATGGCAATATTCTACAGATAAAGGTTTATCTTGGTCTACTGTACAGGCAAATGAAGGAACCGTTGTTAATCATAGCTCTTCTAATTCATCTCTTAATTCTTTTATTATGGGATTAAAACATAATAGTAATGCTCGTGTAAGGGCAAGGACTTATAATGCAGATAATTCAAGAGCTTCTACTTGGTCATCAGCTGCTGCAATTTCTACGTATGCGCAACCAATAGCCTATGTAAACATTCCTGCCGGGGCTAAAATTAAAGCCATTTATATCAATAAAGGTTAATTTTTTAAGAAATAAAAGGAGTATAAATGAAGATTTTAAACGAAGAAGACGTTGAGATTAAAGAATCTGACGTTGATACAATGAAAGGCTATTTAAAGCCTGATAAGAAATTTGTCATGCATCACGATGAGCAACTTGAAATTCCAGAGAAAAAACATTATGAAGTTGAACGTTTTGTCTTTGAAGATGGCTCGCAAATGCTTATCGAAACCAACGAAGACCCGCACGTAAAGGTTATTGATGACCAAGCTGGCGTCTTTGAATACATAGACAAAGGTGAAGGTAATGTTTATCACGGTGCAGACATTAAATCTGTAATCGACCACGAGCATGTAGAACACAAAGACGCATATGATGAATATGAAGATATTCAACGTTACGTTCTATATACCGAAGCCGAGCTTAAAGAACGTAAGGAAATGGAAGAGAAACAGGCAAAGCAGGCTGCATTTATGGAAAATGGCCCTGACCAGCTTGAATCTAATACTACATCTATCGGTGATTTAACTATTATGTTGTCTGAAATCGTTGCAGGAAGTGATGAATAATGGCAGTATCTAAAATGGCCTTTAAAATCGTTAAAAGTGCAGTACAAATCCGTCTTGAGCGTGGTGAAGAACTGGAAGATATTCTCGCCAGCTATCCTAAACTGTCTGCGGAACAGACTGTCGAACTTCGTGAATTCTATACTCCAAAAGAAAGTGAGTAATTATGGACTTTATTCTAGGTGTAATTGCTTGTGCATTGCTAATTACCATTATCGGCACTGTTAAGAAATTTGTCGTTAATCGTTTTATCCAGATGGAATCTGATATTGATGACCTTAACGAACTTGTTTCTGAGATTGTATCAGGAAGTGATGAATAATGGCACGTCCCACTAAAGGTGTTTCCGCACTCGCTTTTAAAATCGTTAAGAAAGCCGTTAAGATTCGTCTAGACCGTGGCGAAACTCTTGATGATATTCTAAATAGTTATCCTAAGCTATCTCAGGCTCAAGCTGATGAAATTCTTGAGGAATTCAAGAATTATAAATCTGAATAGGAGATTTAACAATGTTTGATTTATCAACTATCTCTACCTATCTCGTTCCTAGTGTAGTTATTCTATGTCTTTTGGTCGGCTACATTATTAAGAACTTGATTCCAAATGATTCTATTAACCGTTTTATTCCTCTTATCGTAGGTGTGCTTGGCGTTGCCGCCACAATCTTTACTGCGGTCACAACAGGTGTTCCAATTACTGTTGATGTTGTAGTTGCAGGATTAAGTAGTGGTTTGGCAAGTACAGGTCTTTTTGAAGCCTATAAAAATCTTCTCAACGGTTCCGATAAAGAATCTAAATAATGTTACACAAGGGAGCCTAACGGCTCCCTTTTTTATTTCCAACAGAAAGGAAAATTATGGATTGGAAAAACATTCAAGCTGATGTAACCAAGATTCTGCCTTGCGACTATACCGCAGGTCGTGAAGGTGCTAATATTACTGGTATTACCATTCACCATATGGCTGGTAATCTTTCTATCGACCAATGCTATAATCTGTGGAGCCGTTCACAGACTTCTGCTCACTATGCGGTTCAGTCTGATGGCAAAATCGGCCAGATGGTCAATGATTGGGATACTGCTTGGGCTTGCGGCAATTGGTATGCTAATACGCATACTATCTCTATTGAGCACGCTAACAACAACAGCAATCCTTGGACCGTCTTCCCTGCTGCTCTAGAGTCTGGTGCGCATCTTGTAGCTGCTCTTTGTCTCTATTATAATCTTGGCCGTCCTCAGTGGCTAGTCAATGTCTTCCCGCATCGCTACTGGTCTGCTACGGCGTGCCCTGGTGAACTATATGGTTCTCAGAAAGACGAGTATATTAACCGTGCGCAGCAATGGTATGATGCGATGAAGAATGGTTCACAAGCTGCTCCTGCTCCTTCTACAAATAAGCCTACTCCTGCGCCTGCTCCTACTAATAAGCCAGCCCCCGGCAAGGCTATCGTTAATGTTCATTATGCTTTGCGCAATCTTAATGGTGGTTGGAATGGTACAATTACTAACTTCAATAATTCTGATTCCAACGGTTTTGCTGGCGTTCCTTGCGGCAAGCATGATTATCTATGTGCTTGGGTTGACCACGGTACTCTTAAGTATCAGGTTCACACTCAGCAGGACGGCTGGCTAGGCTACGTATCACAAGGTAATCAGAATGACCTTGTTAATGGCTGTGCTGGTATCGGTGGTCATGCGATTGACGGTGTTCGTATGTTCTATATTACTCCAAAGGGTGAAAGCTACAAGCAAGTATACTATCGTTCTCAGACTGTTGACCGTGAAGGTTGGCTAAACTCTGTATGCGATGACGGTTCTACATATGGTGGCGATGATTTCGCTGGTATGTATGGTGAAGCTCTTGACCGTCTACAAGTCTGCATTTCTGATGCTAATCCATTTTAATTAAATAAAATAAGGGGTATTCTCTTAATTGAGAATACCCCTCTTTTTTTATGGCTTTAGAAAGCCGATTCAGTTTTATTAATTTCAATATTGGCTGCACACCCGATACAAATAGCATCTGCGGTATCGCTATCTACTTCTTTTTTATAGTGCTCTTGGATAAAGTCAATGGCGGTTTGTTTTTGCTCCGCTCTCTTTCTACCCCATGACATACCATATTTATCTTTCAAAATCTTACGCCAGTGCGATGGAGAAAGACAATATAGATTCTTTTCATGCTTCTCACACCAGAATAAAATCATTGCCTGCACATATGCTAATTTCTTGTATGTCTCGACATTGCCCATTTGCAATTGAATATCTTCATATACGATAGCATCAAAATGATAAGTCTCGTATAAATCATCTAATTCATAAAGAAATTCAGTCAGACGCTTTCCTAGCTCTTGGTTAGAATGAATGGTGAAAGCTCCACAATTTAAGATTTTATCATTATCAAAAACCGCAACGCCTGTTGTATTCAAACTTTGGTCTAATGCTAAGAGACGCATTAAACATCAATCCCAGCAAAATCAAGTTTATTTGCATATAGCTTAGCAAACAGCACAGTATTCGTAACAGCGCCTACGCCATTGGGGACTGGTGTGATATAATCAGCCAAATCTTTAACACTATCATAATCTACATCGCCGCAAATATGTCCTTGTTCATCATAGTTAATGCCAACATCAATGATGTTTAAACGAAATGCATCAAGATTAGAAGTATTAAAATACTTTGGTTGTCCAATAGCAGAAACAAATACATCTTTATCGCTAAAATTATTCATTCCTTTTGTTGAAATAAATTTGCTTTTACTGTGATAAAGTGTTACAGTGCAATCTTGTTGCAATAATAGCTCTGCGAGAGGTCGCCCGACTCGCATAGACCTGCCAACAACGGCGACATTAAGACCTGCAAGATTATTATCATAGAGTGTTTGAATAATCTTTAGACATGCCGCAGCAGTACAGGGAGCCTTGCGATATGCAATAGGGTCTTTACTGCCATATAGGTGCGCCGCGGATTTATTAGAAAGACCATCAATATCAAGCCGCATTGGAATCAGATTGTATAATGATTGAGTCGCTTCACCATAATCTGAGATAAGAATGATTCCATTGATACTAGGGTCTTGTGTCCATCTGCGAATTTGTAGACTTGCATCTTGAATTGTATCGCATTGAGCTGAGATTGTAGTTGACTTATATTTGTCAGCATTGCGCGTAATGGAACGGAGATACGAACCAGCTGCCGCGTCATCCGCTCGATAGATAATACCAAGAGTAGGATTAAGTGTAGGATGCTGGTCAATAGCAACTGTCTCTAGCTTTTTAATAGTAGATTCAATTATCTTGTCCATATATGCTCCTTAATCAGTATTGCTCGTACCGAAGCCACCGCGATTTTCTGCGGCAAGTGAAGCAACTTCATCAAAAATAATATGCGGCTGTACCTTATTGATACGGAACTGACAAAGACGAGTGCCTTTAGGAATGACTACTGGGAAAGTAGCATATACTGGATAGCCCCACTCATCGTCTGGCCCGCAGTATGTTGGGTCTATCACGGAGAAAGCGTTCGTTTGTAGCACTTTATAGCGCTTAAAGGTAGAAGAACGAGGAACGAAATTGGCTTCATACCCTTCTGGGAGCTTCATTGCAACACCAAGAGGAATAATAGCAAATTCTCCTGCTTGCAGTGTAACGTCTTTTCGAGTATAAAGGTCAATCCAAGAGCCATTAGGATTAACCTCTAGACGCGGCATACCAGGCCAATACTGAATCTTAATAGTCTCTGAATTACTCAAAAATATCATCCTCGCTATCATCGTCATTAGTAGAACGCATAGATTCTGCCGCATAAGGTAGCTCTACATCGAAGATAGGAATTGTAGGCTCTTTCATATCATTGACTGTGAAAACAGCCTTGACAGCGTAAAAATTATCTACAACCTCTCCGCGCTCCTTAACTAGCTTCTCAGAATAACTGAACGCAGATAGAGAGTAACCATCCTGCGCAGCCTGCTTCTGTAGTTCTTCACGAAAAGCTACCACATCTTCAATCGTCTCAACACGATACTCGGCGGTGTTCTTGATAACGTAATGGCGCATAATTAAATACCTTCCTCAATAACGGGTAGAGTCGTAAGACCCTTGATTTTACTTACTACTTCTGGAATATAACTCTTAGGTCCAAGAACATAGATTTCTTGAATAGCATATTCTTTATCTAGATATGGCGTGAGATTTTCTTCAAATTCAGGGAACCAACACATTTTCTGTGAATCAACCTGCTCTGTGTCACCCTGTACCATAAACTTAATAGCTGATGCGGGAAAAGCCGCCACGATTAGCTTATTCATTATTCCACCTCAATTACAAAATCTTCTGCTTCAAATAGCATAAACATATAAACATTATCGGTCTTATATTCTTTAATCCAAATCTGATAAGTATCTTCGGCGTGCTGATATTCAATGTCGAGAATACGGCCACGGAACGCAAGGCATTCTTTAAGCTCTTGAATCATCTTATCATAATTTGGGTTTTTAAGATTGAAGGTAGTGTAATAATGAAGCTCATTATTAAGTAGCATATAATAATGTTTTTTATGATGCGTTGAAAGCCATGCCCCTACATTGACGAACATTGCATTTACTTCATCCTGTGAAGGTGGCGTAATCTTGGCATACATTTGTTGATTTAGAGCGTAATTATCAATTACTGCTTTGCTCATATAATTCCTTTCTTCCTTGTTTGTAATTATATTATACCATAATACTTTACAAAAGTCAATAAAAAATGAGGGATAGAACAAAATCTATCCCTCATACTTAAATATCCAAAAGCACAATATCATTTGCCGCATGTGTCTTTTGAAGGTCAATCACTCGTTGATTAGAGCTGCCTTTAAAAGCAAGCGTTAAATCTTTCTTCTCTTGGATAAATGGACCATCTACTAGAACATCAGCGAGTCGCAAAATAGGTTCTAGATAATAATCGTCTTTATTCTTTTTGATTCTCTCTTGGAGCTGTTCATAGGTGTATCCAGTATAAATCCAAATTTTAATATCAGGTCGTAAGACCTTAATATTTTCAATAAGGGCTAATAGCTCTTTTAAGTTAATTGTCTCTAATGGTTCTCCACCTAGAATTGAAAATCTTTCTACCCATTTTGGTTGGATAGTCTTTAAGATTTTATTCTTAGCATTATTGGTATATTCATTGCCACTATTAAAATCCCATAGTTCTTGGTTATGGCAATTCTTACAATGGAAATGACAGCCAGATAGAAAGACACTAGCGCCAATGCCTATGCCGTTGCTAATGTCCATCGACCTTATTTGAAAATATCTCATTCTTCACCAATCTCATGGTCATCAATATGCTTATAACGAGAAGCAATTTCTTGAGTCTTGCCATCGTTCCAGAAGTTGACTCCAACATATCCGCAAGTACGTGCGGCAACGTCCATCTTGTCTGTATCTGTATTACCGCAGTTAGAGCACTCCCACCACGTATTCCCATCTTTGTCTTTATGTACATCAATGGTCTGTGATTCGCCGCAAACGTGGCAATAAGAGGTCTTTGTGTTAATCTCACAATACATGATGTTATTATAAATACATTCTAGGATTGGATACAAAACGGAGATATTCTGAGAAACGTCAGAACTTTCTACGTAACTTAGGCAACCCCCTACGGAATATTTCTGAAATTCGCCCTCAAGTTCAATCTTAGAGAACGGGTCGATTGGCTGAGAACTCGGGATGTGATAAGAATTTTCAAAATACTTTTTGTTCCCAAACAGTTTCTTGAACTGGTCTGGATAACGTTCTTTAGTCTTAGTTGCAAACTTGTAACACAATGACTCTGCTGGGGATGCATAAAGTGAATACCCAACGTTCTCTGCTTGCTTCCATTCTTCACACTTATTGGTCAAGAACTTGAGAATTCGTAGCATCAGTTCTTGTCCATTCTTGGTGAAATTGTCTTCTCCAATAAGAATTTTAACTGCTTCGTTTCCGCCATTGTATCCAAGCGAAACTGTAGCATATCCATTATGGACTAGCTTATCTAAAGTATCATCGGGTTCTAGCCTAGCTAAAGCACCATCAACCCATAAGATTGGAGCTACGCCAGCTTTAGTCTTTGAAAGTCTATCAACACGAACCTTTAAACCAGCATGGCAGATTTCAGCTCGTTCATCCAATAGCCTGAAAAAGATTTCAAGAAGATGCTCTTGTGATTTGTCTGCGTCATATTTGAGTTCTTCTTGTGCCGCAAAAGCTGTATCGGGAAGATTCAAACTAGAAACTCCGCAATTAAATCGTCCATAATATTTTGGTTTACCATCTTCATCTAAATATGGAGACAGGAAACTTCTACAACCCCATGAATATTCTATACAAAACGCCACTTTCGTATACGTTCTCTTATGAACTGCTATATGTTTCCATATAGATTAGACTATATCACATTCTTATTATTATAAGAATTTTTACATTTCGGTTATCTGTCGCTTATAACCTACGTCACATAAGGACTAGTCGTTAGGCTTTTATAGATATTGAATACTTTTAATCCCTCTGTTTAAATATCCTTTTGTTTTTCCATGTAAATAATTTAGAACCGTTCTTTTACTTACTTGTATTTCATCTGCTAGTTCTTGAGCAAATTCATAGGTTTTTGTTTCGCCATTAGAGAAAGAAACAATAAATGGTTTATAGACTTTTAACCCTAACCTACGCGCTTCATGCTCGTTGTGTATTCGGTCACACCATTCTAAATTAGTTACTTGGTTATTATTTTTATTTCCATCTATATGGTTGACTTCCGAATAATTGTTTGGATTTGGAAGAAAGAGAGTTGCTACTAATCTATGAATAAAAATTCTTTGTTTTCTACCTTTATCATATAATACAATTCTATGATAACCACAATTATTGACATCGCCAGATAAATACTTTTTTGTTTTACTATTATAAACAACACCTTGTTCATTGACCAAATACCATGACCAATTAGGTATCTTTTTCCACATATAATCACCTCCACATTTTCAGGAGGTTTTTATTCAATATCTATTCTTAGCACGGTAAGTTATCTATATTTTATAGACTTTCTCCGTTTAGAAAAATTTGCTATCAATATCACTATTGAAAGGCACAGTTAAATAGTTTATGCAAGGGAAACAATGGCCTTCGCCATTTGCATCTACCTTAATTTGTTTCATTACCTTTTCACTAATATAATCAGGAGTTAGGCGCTTAGCAGAACATTCAACTGCTTTTTTAGTTACATTCCAATATTTCGTTCCGGGTTTATAATTATCTTCTTCAAGAACATATAACAACTTTGGAAATGCTTGCGTAACATATACACCTTGACGATTTGGCATACCTTTTTCTCGTTGCTTTAAAAACTCTTCAATAAGAAGAATTAATTCTTTCTTATATTCTTCTGTCTCGCCAATATACATGAACAGGGAGCAAAATGGCGCCTGTCCATTTAATGTAAACAGCGTTGAAATTTGATAATTAAAAGTTTGTACTGAATCCGCGACTTCTTTCTTTAAATCTGCCAGAGCAAACTTTTCTTTTAGTTCATCTGAAATATCTTCATCTTTATATTTGTTTTTAAAGATATTGTAACTATCACGAACGAAAGGAGCTAAATGAGTTAGTGTGATGGATTCTCCACCATAAGAATTGGCCGCAACACTAGCCATAATCTGTGTGGTTACAGTCATAGCCGTTAAAAGACGATGCGGTTTGTTGATGCGCACATTGTTAATGACCGTGCCATTTTGCAGCATATCTTCTAGATTGATAAGGTCACAGTTGTGAAGAGTTGATTGTGCCATGTAATCCATATCATGCTGATGGCAAATACCAGCGTCGTGAGCTTCAATTACCTTTTTAGGGAAAATATAATTACGAGCGATGTCTGTACTTGTAATGCCAGCAAGATAATCTCGTTGCACCGTAACGAGCTTAGCGTTTTTATTACTATTCTCTGTTGCCCAGTAACTTTCTGGGTCATTCTTAATCATATCGAGAATTTCAGCATCATTATGTTTCTGACGTGCAATCTGATGTTCATAACGATAAATCATATATGACTTTGCAACATGCGGAAAATCGCCCATGAGCAGTTCTTCAACAGCATCCTGAATCTCTTCTACTGTCATACCGTCATGATAATACTCGGCTTTTTCAAAGTCATTTGCAATGTCTCTTGCAACCTTATGACAAAACGTCAATGTCCATCCAAGAGTACCAGAAACATCACATGCCGCACGAAACACCGCATTTTCAATCTTAGAAATGTCGAACTCTACTTTATTTCCATTTCGCTTTGTAATATATTTAGTCAATATCTTTCTCCTTCTTCTCTTGGTGAATGACCTTCAACATATCTTCTACATTGTCCAAAAGAGGATAGCGAGTTTCAGACGTAGAATTCGCCGCAAACTCACGATTGACCATATCAACATACATCGTGGAACTACCTTCATCGCCCATATAAAACATATCCCACTTATCTTGCGGCACAAGGTTCTTTACGTCAAGTTGTTCTAGCGCAAAATTGTCAAATGAAATGCTGTCAAACCATTTTTCTTTGACCATATACGGCAAAAGGTGTTTAAGATTCATGATACTGTAATCAATATGCTGGTGAGACTCTTGGTAGGCTTGAATTCCACGACCAAACTTTTTATATCCAAGAATAAGAATCTTTAAGCCATTGTCATAAAGAAACTCATAATCTCTTTCCTTGGTGATACCTGCGATAGTATGAATGACCGCATTAGGAAAGCTGCGGAGCATAGGTAGGAAATTCTTATCAGGATGATGGAAAGAAATGCCTAAACCATAAATTAGCTTTTCATCTGTTAGCTGCTTGAGAAATTTATGCTGTTGCATAAAATGAATCTGGTTTACTGTTACAGACGGAACTAGTTTTAGCTCCTTACACTTCTTTAGAAAAGGCACAAAGTCAGGATGTTCTAGAACGTTGCCACCGCCTAATGCTAATTGAGTATAAGGATGAAGTTTGTCAATAAAGCTATCTGATAAGATGTCTCCATGCTGTCCATCCTTTATCGATTTCTCGTGACAATAGCGGCAGTTCAGCGAACAGCAGCTGGTAATTTTAATATCCATTGAGTCAGGAAAAGACGGAACTAATTTATCATCTTTACTGTATCGAATCATAGTCCCGTCTGCAAGAGATAACGTAACTGTATAGTTACCATTATTGTAAGAAACACAATTGGAAGAGCGAGGGTCAAAACCTTTGGCTGTCATATTCCAATCTTTAGCCATCATATCCAAACGCTCCAAACGCTACCATTTCGTCACCAGAAGGAGAAGTAAAAGTTTCACTATAGGTTTCAAGGTCGCCATTACGCACATAGAAATCATCTGTTGTATATGCTTCAAGCGAACTACGCTCAGTGTCCCAATAGCTATCTCTCCAACTATCGTAATCTGGACGCTCATTAAGAACTTTGTCAATATCAAGCACCTTAGCGAACTTATCTCCTGCGTCAATGCGCTCATGCTGCTCTTCATTGTACTTTTCTGTAAGTTCTTCTAGCTCTTCTGGGGTGACAAAACTCTTATTTGTCTGTAGCTTGCCCCAATCATTATCAAGCCAAAATACCTCGCCATGTTTCCATTTGTCAAAATCATCTTTTGAGCAGATAGTTAACGTATGTGTTGAGCTTGAATTAGTTTCAAACACTCCTTGTCGTACTTGAAAAATCATTTTATCCTCTTTCTCTTATATAAAATTTAGCTAATAGATTTTCTAAACTTATGTCCATGCGTTTATTTGGATAAAAACTAATACTGTAACTTTGAAGTTTCATAAATTAAGCGGTCATTATTCATAATTTTGGATACGAAATTTATGCGACCATTGCAATAAGGCAGAAGATGCTCATTTTCCATATATCCAAAATATTCATCATAATCTAGGAAGTCGTGATTGTCCGCAAACGCGCGTCTGATAAACTCCCATTTAAAAGTATGCTCACGTTTGATAGAACGTTTAAGTCGAGTAAAGAACGGAACTTTAAGATAAAATAGTTCACATGCCGCAATTGAACGAGTATTACGATAGTATTTACTTAAAGCGTCCATGCCAGTAGGGTTAAGGACACAAATATTTACACAATTATCTTTAAATGCGTCAATTGAAGTGCCATATTTCCAACCACGAAACTCTGAGTATTCCATAAATTTCTTTTCATACTGCATTTTAATAAATGTTTTCCGGTCAATAAAATGATAATCTACACCATTAATTTCTCCCTCTCTTTGAGGACGAGTAGTATAGCTAACTACTTTATTAACTGGAATACCCATTTCAATATATTCGTCAACTAATCGAGTCGCGGTTGAATCCTTGCCACTCGCACTCTTGCCGCAAATGCCAATTACAATTGGTTCCATTAAACCTCCAAAAATATAGGAGCAAACCTTTCCTTTTCTGTTTACTCCTATATTATAACATAACTTTATTTAATTGTCAACATTTTCGCCATAGCGGCTATTAGTCATTTCTATGGTACCGTCTTTATTCACTTTCGTAATTTTATATAACTGATGCTGTACATTTCCTTTGCGCTTATACGCCTTTAATACGAAAGTATCTCCACGTCTAATACCATTGCATACCAGCATCATGCCACGCTGGAAGAAACCTTGTTCCATAATTTTTTTAGTACCATCTGGTCTGACTTCACTAATACGTTTATTGTATTGTGAAAAATATTCTTTAGACATTTTAACTTCCACTACGCCAGTAGTAGTAAGTAAAGTAATTTGTGAGTGCATTTCATCTTTTGCAATAACCGTTCCAGCGATTTTAAAAGTTTTAAAAATTGGAATCTCCGCGCCGTTACGTTTAAATGTATAATCTACGATAGGTGTGCGGTCAAGTTTCGTATAATCTACAATGTCATATAATGAATTATCAATACTAATTAACTCATGCTTATGATAATACATACCAAGACTTTCCATTTCCCAATGAGAAATTGTACCTGCCGCATATTTATTCCAAGCATCTTTTAACATTTTATTGTTTAGCTTATCTAATAGTTCCTGCTGATTATCCATAATATACTGTTTGGCTGTACTCATTACGGAATCATATTCTTTCTTCCATGTCTTTTTATTTAAACATAATTTATTGTCTATTGGTTCAATATTATCTTCATTGAAAAACTTAACATAAAATTTGTAGTAAACACCATCTAATGCAAAATAATCTGTGTTATATTTGCAATCTTTTTTTAGCCCTTTATTAAAATTAAATACTTGCTTTTGGAATTTTAGCTTTTGCGGCACAAGGCTATTTTCTATAAGCGCATTAAAGTTCTGCATGGTTAAACGTTTTTTAGGATTGATTGTAGTGTATAGATATTGTTTCATAATGTCTTTGCGTTTGCCGAATTGGTCAAAAGCACCAGATTTAATCAAAGAAACCATAACAGTTTTATTTACTTTTGTCTTATCCATAAAATCTTCTACTGAATCATATGGGCGATTATCAATAATCATTTGCGCGACTTCGTTGCCTACGCCCTGTAAACCGCCAAGACCATAATGAATTGTATTCGTTTCTGCATCTGGTGTAAAAGATAACTCTGATTTATTTACATCAATAAGCGATACTTTAATACCTGCTAACTTATTTTTATTGACCGCACGTGCAATTTTATTATAATCAGATGTTTTATCGTCGATACCTTCAATTGTGCCGCTATCTACGATTAAGTTTGCACAATTCCAAAAGATAATAGGATATTTATAAGCTAGATTCATTTCTTGAAGAGCTACAAGCGAATATCCTAAAGTGTGTGAAAGATTACGTTATACTAATAACTGACTATTTCTTACGTTTTTAATCTGGGTGCCACCCAGAAAACGCACGCTGTTTCCACTTACGTATCAATAGTAAATGTACTCTCGGTCTAACCCAAGATAGTCGATACAGCATTATTCAAAAAGGTCATTCCATATTTTTTGATTTTCTACAGCATTTGTACGCAATGGATATTTAAAAGCTGAGTTGTTACGATTTCTACCAACATTAATTGCAGTAAAAGTTGCTTTAGATTTATGATAAACCTTTCCAAGTTTTTCCATCGACAAAGTTGTAAAAATAATATTATGTATTGCTTTTTGTCCAAAATCATTATTGGCACATGCCTTAAAGCATAACGGATACATTTCATTATCCCGATGCCACCTTTTGCCAGAATTGATAGAACTTATATATCCAGTACTTATCCCAAATTTTTCTTTAATTTCGCTATATGGGATTCCACTTTTAATACTAGATATAATTTCATCTTGAGTGTCTTTTGAAAACCTTGTCTTATTTTTGCCTAATGGGTACTCTAGTTTTTCATTATAAAAATTTAAACCAGACGAAATATTAGATAAAAAACTATCTGTTAATTTAGGATACTTTTTATAAATTTCAAAATAGGCATAACCTTCAACGAGCATTGTCTGTATATCAATTACTTCGTTTAAAGTAAATATTTTACTGCAAGCTACACATTCTTCAAAAGTTTTTTGCTCTTTCGCACAGCCATCGCCGCCTTTTGTAATATTATAACCGTTTTGAGAGGTTAGAGATTGATAGTATGAAATAAAGAAAATTTCTCTTTCGTTTAAATATTCTCTTCCAAAACTATCATCTATTTCTTCTAAAATTTCAAAATCAAAGTTATTCCATCCATATTTACGAATTGCATTATGGAAAGCACAATGATAATTATGCGATTTTTCATTGAAAGCTGTAGATTTATGCCCACGCTTTCTTTGTTCTATATCATTGGTTTGTCCTATATATATTTTTCCATTAACCTTATTTGTAAATTTATAAATATAAAGCATATTATCACCTCCTTCATATATATTATATAGTAAATAACCTTTTTGAATTTTGCCACGAGATTTTACCCTCGTTAGCTTTACACGTTCTTCCTTGGCTAAAGGTTAGAAACATAAAGTGTAAAACCATATTGATAAATATTTTAGCGTGTAGGGTCCAATTTTCTCAAACCCGTATCCTCTGCTTGTAGCTACGCATACATTCCATACATAATTACAAAGGTTTTTACTCAAGCCCAACTCTTGGACTCGTTCAAAATATTCTTTTTCACATTTTTTGTATTCTTCTGGACGTTTCTTGGCTACACTTTTGCGGAGACGGTCAGCGAAGTTTAGGTCAAAGCCACCACATTCTGGAATCTGGACAAGCATCATGAAACGTTCTTGGCTTTCACAGATGCCATAAGAGATTTTAAGGACAGGCTCAAGAATCTTTTGCTCTTCTTTTGTTAGACCATAAGAGTCCATTTCTTGATACCATAAAGAAATATCTTTCTTAAACCTTGCATATTTTTCAAGAGGTGTTTCAGCGCCTTTCTCTTGCGCCATAAGTCGAATTACACTATTAAGAGTAGCTAAATCATCAACAGATTTAGGATGTGTCAAAGCGATACCTTGAATTCCGCTTGACTTTTCCATTTGAAATAAAGATTGAATCTTATGTTCCCATACCATTTTCCACATCTTAGAATCTGTTCGTTCTAGATTGTAAATACCAATAGCATCTTCATAAGTTTTTCTTAGAGTCCCAGCCCACTTGAGATAACCATATTTTACTAATAGCTCAAGACAGACCTGAATCTTGTCCATTGCTTCGACCGAAAGTAGGTCGTATTTAATGAGTGATAATTTTTCAAGGTCATGGAGGTCAAATTGACTAATAATAGTCCCATCAGGAGCACGCATAAGAGCAGCCGTCTCCGTAAATGGTTCATCAACAAAGACGAGTCCTCCCGCGTGTATTCCAGAACGACAGATTAGACCTTCAATTCGACAAGCAACTTCCCATAATTTTGGACGCTGTTTCATTTCATTGACAAAAGGAATAACTGGTTTCATTCCTTCTTTACTATCACCATAGTAACACTGATGCAAAGAACGAATTAAACCACGGTCAGAAGGAACTAGAGAAGCAATATATTGTGCCACATCATTATCAATTCCAAGACCCCTCGCCGCACTTAGAATAGCTGATTTTGTGCTTTCTGTACCAAGAGTAAGAACATTGCAAACTCTATCTTCACCATAGACCTCTCTAAATTTATCTAGAATTTGCTTGCGGCGCAGACCAGATACGTCAATGTCTACATCCAAGACAGAGACACGTGCGGGATTAAGGAACCTCCAATGAAAGGTCTTTGTAGTTTCCCTTAAACAGTTAATTTGGATAATGCCCAGAACATACAAGATAAGGAAGCCACCGCCACTTCCTCGCGAGCAGCCAACAATGGAACCAGCTTCCCAAATGGTATCAATAATTTTCTGTAAATTAAGAAAATATGAAGACCAGTGCGTTTTATTTACAAGAGAACTTTGATAGACAGACTCTAGTTCAACGTTGATTTCATCATAAGCATCTTGATTCTGTAAATCTTCTTTCTCTTGGATACCTTGAAGAATTAGTCTGCCAAGAAGTTTGTCACCTTCAAAATCAGATTCAGTAAGATATTTTAGGTTAGGAATTTTATCTTGAAAAGATTTTACTTGTTCATCTGTAATATAACTATCTTTCCAAGGTAGTTGAGGAATCTTTAAAGGCTTTTTGAGATTATAATCTTCGCATTGATTTTTAATATATTCAATATTTTCATATGCGGCGCAAATATCTTTTTTCTCGAAGTAGGGGAAAAACTCTTCAAGTTCTTCCGTACCCATGAGATAAGTTGTTGCATAAAACTCAGATACCTCACGCTCACCGTTTTGAGATTTTAGATATGTCTCATGGATAAAGGCTTCATCTTTCTTTAAATAGTGAGCATCGCAAGTGATAATATATGGAATGTTTAGCTTATCAGATAATTTCTTAATCCATTGATTGACAAAAATTTGTTCTTCGTTGCGCGAAGGTTGCATTTCAAGGAAGAAATTGTCTTTGCCAAAAAGTTTAACCATTCCTTTTAGCCACTTGATAGCTTGCTTGATATAGATTTCATCGGATGTTTGCTTATATTTAAGAATAAATGTAGGAAGTTGCCCTCCTAAACATGCGGTTGAAGCAATAACATTACCTTTATCCTTGCCAATAATATCAATTAAATCTTGATAATAAGTTGGCACTCGCCGCATACCACGAGCCATATAAGAGCGCATCCAAGCTCGCGTTGAAATCTCACGAATTTGTTTATGTCCTTCTGCATTTTTAGCCAAAAGAATGAAGTGGAAATACCTATCTTCTTCTGGATTAAAATTATCCTTATTAAGACCATTACGGACAAGGTATATCTCATTACCAAGAATTACTTTGAAATTTGGATTATCTTGTTTACGCTTTTCATATGCTTCTTGAATTTTAACTGCGTTGGCTACTGACTCATGCTCAGTAAAGGCTAATACATCTTGACCAAGCTCCAAAGCATAATCCATTAAACGGTCTACAGTATTAATTGAATCTTTAAGCCTAAGATTTGAAAAATCTGTATGGTTATGAAGACTGCCGGGATACTGATTTGTCACTGGCATCACCGTCTCTCTATTCATATTTCTTTAACCAGCCCATTTGCCAGCAGCGAAAAAGAATACTGTCAATAACTTCAACTTCTTTTGGAGCCATTCCAATATTGGTGCTTTCAAATAAATCGTTTTTTGCTCGCTCAATCACCAAAAAACGATTGTCTCCGCAAATTTCTGCGCTCATTATTTGTCCTTCTTCTGGCCTGTAAAAACGACTCGCTTACCTCGTTTGCAATGTTTGCCGCATTCCTTTACCCAATCAACCTTAGAAATATCGTACTTTTTTCCCCAGTTCTCAAAATCTTCTTGAGTGAAACATTGGACTAGTTCAGGCACACCACAACGAATTTCTTTCTTCATATAAGCACCCTTTTGGCGACCGGTCATTTCATCAGGAAGAGTCTCGCCAGTCAAACGCTCATAATTCAGATTCCAATTAAAACGACTCATTTTACGTGTTGGCATACCAACCTCAGTAGTATAGCCGCACTCCTTATTGTAACACTTAGAATACCACTTATTTCCTTTTTTAAAACCGTTAGGTGCCGTCTTTCCGCACACAGGGCATGGGGCCATTCGCATAATCTATGCTACTCCTTTCTATTGGACTTTGTATAAATACATTATAACATAAAAAAGCCCTCTAGTCAAGTAAAACTAGAGGGCTTTTTATTTAATTACATTGTGCCAAAATCAGGATGCTTATCCATCCACTCTCGGTCTGCTTTAATCTTATCTTCGTTTACAGACTTAATATCACTTGGCTGCTGATTGATAATGTCTTGCATATAGTTTTCAGTCATTTCCCAATCACTATAAATATCAATCTTATCAAACTTCTCACGAATAAGAGCATCCATGATAATATCATAACGTGATGCCTTATGCGCAAGATTCCTAAGCTCTGCTTCTTCAATTTGAAGTTTCATTTAAAATACCCATTCCTCTTCATAATCTTCTAATTCAAAATCATCAATTAGAATTTGCGGTGTAATGTTTCCCATCCAAGAATTTTTTGAACATTTACCTACAATGGTTAGTTTCTTTTCACCGCTTGTCCATTCTTCAAATTCTTCTCTAGAAGATTTGAATTTCATAATATCTACACCAGAAGGTAGAGAAATCTTAATAGTAGGATGTCCTTTTGCTTCACCTAGAAGCTGGACATTAACATTATCTAATGCAATATCTTCTACCACAACTTTAGACTCTGGAATATCTTGACCATAAATATTCAGTTCTGCAATATCTAGAATATATTTGGGATTGACTCTATCATAATTCCAAACATAATCAACGAGATAGACAGGCTTAAAATCGACACCTTTATATTGTTCATTAGTCTTGTCTAAGAATTCATAAAAGTTTGATAAAGGCAACGACAAGCCAAACGCAGACCCGTGCCCGGCAGCATAATCGACAACACCAGTGTCTTCACAAAGACTACGCATATCTTCAACAGGACAATAAGAGTAATTACGAGCAGACCCTTTTAGATGCACTTCGTCTTCCTCTTCGACTTCCTGCAAGACTAATGTAGGATGCTGGTATTTGGCTTGGATTTTATTTGCTATTACATTTTATTTGGACTATCTCTTAACTATTAATTTTAAATTAATAGCAATACCTGTTTCCATTTATATATTAAATGTACTGGAAGATTGACCTTCCATAGTCTCTACAGGTTGGTCATATTGTTTTATATGTCTTAATGGATATTCTTCATTAGAATCATGATGCGTAATTCCACGATTTATATGTTGAAACACTTTACTATTTACCTTGTATTTTTTAGATAGCTGTTCCCAAGTCATATTAGTATATTTAATATCATCTTTAATATTTTTAACTTCTTCTTTTGATAATGAATGATACGGTTTCCTAAAATGAGACAAAGTTAATCTAACTGGGTAGTCTACTCCTTGGAGTTTACATCTTGACCCAGAGTTGATTTGCAGAACGTATCCAGATGTAGTCTTTTCTTTGTCAGCTATTTCTTCAAAACTCATTTTTGTATTTTTTAATAAATCAATAATTCTTTCTGCCTTCATTCGAGCAAGAGTGTTTCTATCTAAACGAATTGGATATTTAACGCTTGGTTGATGATAAATAATACCTTTATTAATATTCCTAATAGATTGTTCGCTAGAAAAACCATATTTTTCTGCCAACATTTTGTAAGAGTTATCAAGATTTTTTAAATCATCATATAGACGATATAATTCATCGTTTGATAATTCATTTTTGTGGTTATTTGGAATATCAACTATAGATATATTATATCCATTATTAGAATTAGTCGTATCATAATAATCAATCCAATATTGCTCTCGTTCATTGTAGTTTTCTGTATACTCAATTTCTTCAAAGGTAAACGCATCTATTCCATATTTTTTAATAGCATCATATAATGGCTTATTTTTTACAGTGCCATAACCACAATTTTTATGTTCTCTGATTCTACGATTGAGGTCATTAGTTTGACCTATATATATTTTTCCATTAATAGTATTTGTAATTTTATAAATATATTTTTTTAACACAATATAACCTTTCCCACGGGATTGTTTATTTATATGGACTGGTAGCAACCAATAATATATATATAAATTTTCCCCGTTAGCGATTATCGTTTTTTGTTAGATAATCACCTTATTAATTATAAGAAAAGTATTTTATTGGGCCAATAGCATTATTTATTCGACCCAAGGATTCCTGGTTCAGCATCGTCTTTGCCGCATACGCAAGCAATGATAGCATTATTTGTTAGCTTTTTGGTTTGAATTTGGTATTCAAAGAACTCCATAGCTTCATCTTGTAGCTTAGTCTGTCTACGTTTCACTCGTTCAATGACGGTAATGGCTTCTTGCCAGATAGGAACTTCTTTACCTTTTTCACCTCTCTTGGATGATGGAATCATTGTATCACACTTATAATCCAAGAGAGCACTAAGAAGAAGACGTTTCTCTACCATTTCACCAGTTCGACAACATGCATTAATATAAGGAACTACGTAAAAGCTAGAGCTGAGATAATTAAGTCCATTCATCTTATTTAAAGAGAATTCTTGTTTATCTACAAATGCTTTAAAGAATTTATTTTTAACATTGGCGTAACCGATATTAACGAGCGCTCTCACTTCTTTCTCATGGTAATCCATCATATCACCACAAAGACCAAGAGCGCATAAGTCAACCAAGTCATTTGCATAATCAAAATGGCACATTTCATCCATCTGGCGACAAAGCTGCCATGTAACACCTGCTCCGCAAAAGCTCTTATTAGGATAATCGTCTAATTGATTATTTACTACAATAGCATCCTCAGAATATTTCTCACAATGGTGGTGGTCGGCGATTACAATGTCTACACCATTATTATGTAAATATTTAAGCTGTTTATAATCATTGCTTGCCGCGTCTGGGATAATAAGAAGACTTGTAGTCTCTATAATATTGTCTAAATCAATGTCTGCAAGTCCATGAACTTTTCCTTCGTGGATTAAAATGGTCGGTTCCTTGCTACAAATACGATGAATGTAATTAGCTATAATCGCACTTGAAGTCAATCCATCGCAATCACAGTCTTGAAGAATGGTAATCTTAGAACTTGTATACATGCAATGATCGATAATCATTCCAGCCGCGTCTTTAATATTCTTTAGTAGATGAAAATCATTTACGTCATTCCAATAGGCATTAAGCCAATTGCTTTGTTCTTCTACTGGAATATCTCTATTATATAAAATTTGTTGTTGAGGTGTCAAGCTATCTAATGTTGGTTTATATAATTTATAATCTATTTTCATCAACTCCAAACTCTTTGCACATACATCCTGCTAATGTTTTAAAACCAAGAATAAAAAGATAAATCTTTTTATCTTTAACAGCACATTCAGGAGGAAAAGTGCTAGTCAATTTTAGCTCATGCGGCACATATGGATAGAAATAATATTTACAATATCGACAGCGCTTATGTTTACGGCGATAACTGAGAATCTTTAGTTTATCATCTTCTGTCATACTATATCATCCTCTTGGCTATTTTCGTTTTCTTCCCACCATGATTCTAAATCTTTTCGCTGCCTATAATTATCAATTTTATCACGAAGAATCTCAAAAGGATAAAATATAGTATCTATCCATTTATCTATAATAATACAAGCTGCAATGATAGCAAGGCATAAAAGAATCGGAGACATAAGCACAAGTATTAAAATTACGATTTGTCCAATTGTAACACCCATTATAACATAATCCTATTCTTAAATAGATACATGAATACATCTTTACCTTGGTCTAATGGACTTGCCTTATATCCTAGAATATTCTCTCTATCGAAAACTACAGACATGTTCATATACGGTTTGTATTTGTTACCAATCTTGGCAATCTTTTCTTCAACCTTTAGACTTTCATCTGAACCATATTCATCAAAGTCATGGTCAAATGCGATAACAATTTCTTTACATCCTGCATCTTTAAGAAGTTTGAACTGATACTTAGACAAGGAACTGCCGCATGTTGCAACACAAATATTATTACCTGTACCATAATATGACATATAGGCAAGAACCGACTTTTCTGATTCGGCTACAACCGCAGTTTGTATTTCTCTAATTCTTTCTTTAGCCCAATTAAGACCATACAAGTTAAAGCCAAGAGCATGATTATAAAGTTCACCGTGGACTCGCCAAGGTTTGTATTTTCCCTTTTTTTCTTGCTCTTTAATAATAGTTCTCTGTCGAATACCTACGCACCTATCGTTCTGGTCGAAGTGCGGAATAAGGATATTACCGCCAAGAGGGTCATAATGAATTTGCGCAAAATCGCACACCTCTTTTGAGATATTAGACCAAGAAGAAATAATAGGTTGAGGATAATGCTGAATAATAGATGTATCATATTCTGGTAGCTCAATGGTATTATCATTTACAGTTACATCTTTTTGCTCTTTATATCTATTGAATATTTTCCAGTCTTCTTGACTATCTTTTAAATCAATATCATTATCTAAATCAATTTGAAGATTTAAGAAATTAACCACGAAATAGATTGCGGAATTTAAATCTACATTCTTAACTTTCTCAACAAGTTCAAAAATATCGAATGCGCCGCACTCGGTATAGCAATTAAACATGCTATTCTCAAAATAATAATATAGTTTCTTTGAACCTTCACCAATGCCATTGTGACAAATCGTGCGGGAAATAATATAATCAGAATACATTTCTGGTTCTGCGCCAAAGTATTCTAGAATATCATATACGTTTTCTGGCTCAATTGATTCTTTTACCTTTGCTTTATCGTATCCCAATTCCCGCACCTCCTATTCTTTCTTCTTCTGGAAGATTTCATCTTTGTCTATTGGTTTAAAAGAAAAGTCAGTTACAAATAAAGTCTTATATCGACAAGTGCCTTTATTCGCGCGCATCCAACAAATAACACGATTGAATTTCCCTCGTCGATTCTTATATACACTTCTTTTTACATTTGGTGGACACATGCCGGGATGCTGCGCCAAAACACCTTCAATATCTTGAATATCTTCATCTGTACAATCGACCATGATTTCACCGTAGTCGATTCGGTTTGCGATTGATTTTGCGCCAGCTAACATGTTCTGGTCTAGAATTTTCTCTTGACGATAACTACCATTAATTTGAGTGCTTGACAAAAGAAAGACATTGTTCTCGACAGCTATTTCTTTAAGTTTAGATGACATAAGGAATAGAATTTGGTCCTCGCGTACTTTCATTCCAGTTCCATGTGAGATTTCCTCAATCATCTTAATGGATGAAGTTAGATAGTCAAAGACAACACATTGAAAAGTTAGGTAATCTGTATTGCCTTGTTCATCTACTCGTGGATATTTGTATTTGCGCATATTGCGTTTGATACAATTCTCAACATCTTTCATACCATAGTTAGGAAGATATTCCATACGAAGTGGCGCTTCTTCTAGAATCTGTACTGCTTTCTTTAATCTCTCTTCCTCGTCAAAAGTAAGTAAATCCATTTCAACGATATGGTCTTCTGGAATATTACCAATAAAAGCCAGCGCCATAGTTGTAAGCTCTTCAATGTCTAATTCTACCGAAATATATAAAGTAGGTACTCGATTATATAAACGCTCCCATTTACCTTCATCTGAATAATATTCAGAACATGAAAAGAAGCAAGCATCGGCAACACCAGTTCTTGATTTCAATTTGTTACCCTGTAGGCTTTTTATCCTACAGCTCTTACAGTTTCCCGCAAGTTCAGCATATCTTTTCTTTCTTGTAAAGAAAGCTGGGGCCTCGTGGCAGGATTATATCTTTTCACCTGCTATGCGTTGCGGCTGATTAATTTAAAATTAACCTTCACCTCTGATTCCCTTGCCTTTTGGTTTAGGGTTCCAGATTTTCTCCCCAGTTTATTGTCGGCAAATCATTCTACCGACACCTGTTGCTGCACTTCTTAGATAAAAGCGGCCAGGTCGTGCGCCCATAGCGATTGCATCTTCATATAAATCATACATTGCCCAACCACGAGCAGGATGCTGTGCTAATTCATCTACAATCTTTTGGACATTATCACCAATAGCAACAGAGTCATTATCGTTATTGTCTACATATAAATCCCTGATAAAATAAAATTTACCTTCTACATCATCTGCTAATTGCTCCAATGTCGTGCCGTCAAGGTACTCGTCTTGCGCTTGCTTCTTTGCAGAATCTAAGATATTATCAGGGTCATAAATATCAGATACATCTACGCCAACACCATCATATGCGCGAAGTAGAGACATTTTCTTTAGACGATTATAATAATACTCAAAAGCATCTAAGTGGGCATTTGCATGAGTTTCAAACATCCACTCTCGACCTTTATTGGCTTTATAAACTGCATATGCTTTTGGCTTATCTTTAAGATAATTTTCAATTTCTCGCGCAAGATGGTCGGTTACACCTGCGTTATATAGACTATATAACGCACCAAATACTACCTTATGTAAATCATTGCAAAAGTCGTGTTCTGAAAAGAAGTATTGTCCATCTGCTGCTAAGTATTCGGGTTTCCGCATACAACATCCAATTACCTGTAATGCCGCGACAGAATCATAGTATTTACTAATCAAATATCCTCCCTTCTATTCCAAATTGAAACGTGGCTTTTTTCTATAGATATTTACGTCTCTTGGTCGCACAAATACACGATGTTCATCTGTAATATCTGTATTCACTTGCTCTTCACTCTGTACAGTTCTAATCTCTTCCAATCGCTTGAAATAGTTTTCCGCTTCGATATAAATTGATTTGACAATCCATATACCGCCATTCGACCTACTCGGGTCGTTATGTTTTACCTCATACCAATATTTTAAAGACTTAGCCATTTGCTCATATGTAACGCCAGCTTGAATAAGTTGCCCCATATTTAAGGCTACCTTTTGATAATCTATATATACCCCAAGATATTTTCCAGCCATTTTCATAACTGCTTCTCGTTGCTTTTTCAGCTTATCTTTATTCTTTTCTTTTTCCTCTTGGCTTTTGGTATAACATTCATCATGCCAATATCGGTTGCCAATCTTGTTCCAATCAAACTCACAATCACGGTCAATCATTTGGCCGCAATATGGACATTTAACAAGTCTTTGTTTTGCCATATTTTCTCCTAACTTTATAATATAATTATAACATATTCAGGAGATTTTGTCAATAAAAAAGACCGCCCAATTATGGACGGTCTTTAGAATTAAGCTACATCAATTCCATTAGACAGTAAGTCTTTAAGGTCATCAAGGATAAGTGAAAGCTGTTCAGCTTGCTTAGCAGTACAGTCATTGACCTTCTTGCCGACACCGAGATACTTATCTGTAATTTCGATAATCTTAGGCGCCCAAGACTTCTTGAATTCATCCTTAGAAACACTGTGTTGAATCTTGACAGTTAGTTCTTTGAACTCATTCTTCATAGCTTCAAAGTCAGGTCCATCATTAATGTCATAAGCAGTAGTGCGTGCATCAGTCACGAATTTTCCAGCATCTTCCTCTGCCTGCTTATCAATTGCATCACCAATAGCCTTGACAAGATTGTCATAGGTGAAGTCAATAGAATCAGGCGTATACTTAAATCGAGAACCAGCTACGAATCGAGGGGTTCCGCGCATATACAGAACAGTATGAGTGCGGCCATCTTCCTCTTCTACTGGATGGGCGTAACCGATAACGTCACTCATTCGGTCAACGATTAGACGCGGACGATTGCCAAGAGTAGGAACAATCTGGTTATATTCACTACCATTTTCATCAGTAAAAGTCTTGTCTTGACTATGTGAAATCATTACTAGACCATAGCCCATCTGAGGAATGGAACGAAGACATTCATCGAACTCTTTACTAGTTTTAGACCACCCCTGACCATAAGGTAGCTCATTCACAGCCGAGACTCCAGCCTGATTGCAGATGTACTTTTCACAAAGGTCATAAGCAATGTCAGCAGTATCAATAATAATATTGCTGTATAGCTCATGAGCTTTCGGGTCTTTTAGCTGCTTTAGAACCTGTTTAAATTCAGACCATTTGTTAATAGGTTGCGGTTTTACGCCGCCAATTGCTAGATAGCCAACCTCAAAACCTAATAGTAAGGCTTTTGGAAATTTGGCTGCTGTTGATGTTTTTCCAGTCTTAGGCTCACCGTAAAACATGATTGTATAGCCCTCTAGCGAACGACTAACTTTGTGAGGTTCAATATTAAAAATATCAATTGACATATATTGCTTTCTCTTTTCTCTCTTGGTTTAATCTTTTGCTATCTACTATTAAATACGATTTAGATAAATAACATTGTCTCGGCGGCAAGTGCTATGTCCCCAATTGCTTAGCCACTCAGTTGCGTCCTCGCTGCTAAACTTCGCTTGGATGCTAGAAAATGCTGCTTTCACGCCCTGCCCAAGAGTCATTGTGTCACACCCTTCGTTGTCTACGACAACAACGCGGTCTTCGTAGCCCTTTGGGCATGTGTACCAGCGATCCTGCTCAACTACCCAGAAACGTGGGTCCGCTTGACAAAACGTCTCTTGCGTATTCAATTTGTCTTGAAGCTCCTTTAGGAACTTGACTTCATCCGCTGTTAGCATTTGCTTACCGCCTTCGCTCCACAGCTCATTCGCTTACGACCTCGTAGACGTTGCAGTCGGTAAAGTCGATGCAGTACGTCTTGCCTTCATCGCGGCACAGCTTGCAATCCTTGTACCCTTTCGTCCACCATGCAGCGTTGTCGCAACCCTTCCATCTGAGCAGTAGCCATACAAGTCTGCCGTTATCGTCCGTAACAGGATTGCCATTATCGTCAAGTACGATGTCTCTATATTTCCAGAACAAGTCGTTGTTGTGCTTGTAGTGCCTGGCTTTTCCGATGTATTTCTCAGTCATCCATTCACCGGCTTTACGCAACTTATTCGCTATCTTGCGGCGCACTCCGAGCACTTGGCAGCAGGACCGCACATGGCGTAAAATTAAATTCCATTTTAAATCCTTTTCTATCTTATAGGGGAGAGGACTTAATCTCTCCCCTATCTATTTAATTGTCTGATACTTGACTAGAAGGGCCAATCATCGTCATCATCATCTTCGTTTTCATCCGCTGGGGCTTCAACCTTTGCGACTACCTTTGCTGCCGCAAAGTTCTGACCACCGTTACGACTAGCCTGATACTCGTCATGATTACGCTTAACTTCTGCCATACGCTCTTCACGCTCGTTTAGCTTCTGCTTGAACTCCTTCTTAGTGATAGTAGATTCATCATCCCACTCATAAGGTTCGACCGCAGCCCAAGTAACATCCCAAGAACGAACATGACGAACAACCTTGTGAACTACTGGGTCGCCAAATGCAGATTCCTCAGTCTTCTCAGTCGTAATAGCCTGAGATACAATGGAACCCTTAATATGAGTTAGAAGAGGATTCTTATTGGAAATATCTTGGTCAATGAAGTAGTCCATACCGCCCTTGGAACGAACATTAACATCAACGGGGAGAACGTCACCACGATAATCAAAGACATAACCGCGTAGCTTGACGAAATCATCGCCCTCTTCAACTTCCTGCTCAGCCGCATTTGCAATCAGCATATCGACATCAAAGGTTGCGGGATTCTCAGAAATCTCATTAGTCATGACGTGCATAAACTGACCTTCGACACGCTTAGGAGAAACAACTTCACCATCACGAGATACAAAATCATTTGTGCCGACAGAGCCGTCAATACGAACCTTGAGAGCGGAAGTACCTACAGCTTCAAAAGTATCTGAACCCTCATGGTCGATAAGAGCAGTTAGAATCTCCCATGCTGGATTAGGCTTGCCGCTCTTAAAAGTCTCAGTAACATAACGGAAAAATACAGGAACAACGTTAAGGCCCTTATCATCAGTCGCAATGTTCACTGTACCGTTAATAAATGGAGTGCCTGTCTTTTTAGAGACACGCTGTGCAAGGCGGTCAGTTGAAAATACGTATCCCTCGATATGGCATGAATTGTTTGTCTTCTGGAACATTCATTTTCCTTTCTAATTTTTCTTTCAATCTTATATCACATATTATAACATATTTTTAATTCTTAGTCAATAACTTTTTTGGGGTATTTTCCACATGACTTATGCTCTAGACAATAACCAGCTTTATCACATTTACACTTAAAGAATAAATCACAAATAGTTTTCCATTCATCAGAATACTTAGATAATGCTTCAATTATATCTTTCATTAGCTGCCTAAATTCCCAATAGGCACGAGTACATAGACGTTGTTCAGCCATAGTCATAAGTGTGCGGCTATTGAAGCGACAACTGACAGTAGTTGCCATTCCAAGAGGAAGAACCATATTTGCATCTTCCTGCGGAATTCCACATTCCTTTTGCATATAAGTAGTAGCTTCAGCAATAGCTTTCATACAAGAATCGTACATTTGCTTCGCATCTTCATTTGCCGCGATTTTTGGAGGAACTACATAATCAAAATCTTGATACTTAATATAACGCGTACTTGCCTGTAGACGTGTAGGCGCTCCACCATTATGAGTATAGAATTCTCGAATTACCTTCGCTGAATACCCCTCTAGAACAAACCACACTTCTCCAAACTCAAGTGTGCGGAAATGCCCGTCTTTAATACAAGAAAGACCGCGCTTATAATTCTTCTCTACGTTACTGGTATCTGTGCCATAGCAAGGGCCAGCCATTTCGCCAATTAACGTAATAGGATTCTTAACAGTATTACTGTTAATCGTTACTTTTCCCATTTACACCATCCTGTGAATTAAAACCATAATTAACTGAATTATATACATCAATATAATATTTTTCTTTTTCATTTAATTCTTCTTGCGGACAAAGTTCTACAATTTCAAATGTGAATTGGTCTAAACCTTCTTTAAGCATCGCTGCATATAGTTTATTATCTTTAGGAGTTTTTATACCGCATCCGCAACGGCAATGCTGCGTAAAACGATTTGCAATATCTACAGATTGACCTATATAGCACTTTGTATCATTTATATCTGTAATCTTATAAATACCGCAAGTCTTTTCAGTACCAACAATATTAACGAATAAAGCCTTTGCTTTCTTCTGGAAGTACGTTGACCATATTAGCTTTGAAAGAATTTCTGGATTAGAAAGGCGGTTCTTAAACGAATTTAGAATATCAATATCTGCTTTGTCACTATCTTCGATAATGATACGATAATCATCTTTAGAATCTTGAACCGCCTGTTCACGTTGAAACGCTTCAATTGTCGCAGCCTTTTGGCGCTGTAGCTTGTCAAGTGAGCTTTGAAGAATTTGAATCTGCTCAATATATTCAGCTTTGTCTTCGTCAACTTGAGCTTGAAAATCACGAAGGTTATTCATGATATTCTCTTTTTCAACTTTTTTAAAGTCTTCAAAACTCTGCTTCTGCTGTTCCACATTCTCTTGGAGAGATTTTAAATGTGCCTTTTCATTTTGAATTTGATATTCAATATGCTCTCGCGCAATAAGAACTTCTTTGTTGTTCTCTTCGACTATATCACATGTTTCTTTTCTGCCAGCTATAACGCCTACACTATAGCCGCATACGATAAATGTAATAGCACAGACAACAGCTATAATAAATTCGAGAACCATATTACTTGGTGTATGTTACGGTGATTTCAGGGTCAACTTTCATACCTTCATCGGTAAGGCGAATAAAGTTAGTGCCACCATCAGGCTGTAGCTCACGAACCGCATAGCCTTTGCGAACAAGCGATGAGGTGATAATGCAATTAGTAGCCTTATCAGTTAGATGAACAGCCTTTGCAATGTCCTTAAAAGTTTCATCCTTGCCCTGATTCTCCTGTAGGTGCTTTAGAACCTTTTTAGCATTGTCTGAAAATACTGGCTTGGTAATAGTAATCATATAACTCCTTTACTTTTTCATTTTTATTTCATATACATGATAACATAAAATATTCTAGAAGTCAAGCCTTAGCTAAAAATTTCTTCTAGCTTACAGTCCTGTGCTGGTTTGTCCGCGCGAAGCCTAGATAGGTAACAATGTCTCATGGTTTTATTTCCTTTATCTAGACTCATGCAGTTTACCTCTACAACCGTTCCAATATATTTATCAGGATTGGCTGCGAGGTCAGCTTTAAGATTATCTGTAAGACCAGAAGACACACGACCAACAGACACAAGGTTTCCAGCATTATCATATGCGCCAAGTCGTAAAGCCCCAGCCCAACCATAATATGCGGCCTTTGTAATTAGATTACCTTCTTTATCTTTATAGCCCCAAGTCTCAGATTCCTTACCAGTATAAAGATATTCTGGCGGCAGAACTTCTGTAATTACAAAATCAATATCATTCTGAGCCTGCTTGATTTTGAACATGACTTTTGGCTGTCGCTTGCCTGGTGCATATAGACCATTCTCGACACGAAATACCATACCCTCTTCGCCTGCGGCGAGTTTATCAATTGTGACTTTATTTAGGTCTAAATAAGCGTTATCGTAGCATCGTGCTACTTCAAGTTCTGGAATTAAAGGAGTAGCAATATCAATATGCTCACAAAGATTACTGTAACGATAATCATATGTCATATTATTCATAACATAATCTTCGCCGTTATATGCAAGAATATCGTGCATATAAAAATGAATTTTGCCGTACTCGCCTTTCTGACGTTCAATTGCTTTCTCTGGTAAAGCACCTAAAACTGATGTTACATTCTTAGAGGTACCATTAGGATAATAAACTTCACCGATGATACATGTGCCATTAGGAAGCTCATTCATAGCCCAATCTTTAATATGCGGCACTTTATCAATATTATCACTATAATAGCCAGTCTTTTTAGAGACTGTGCGACTATAAAGATGAACCTCATTCTCGTCTTTAACTAGTTGTGACCAATATCCATCTTTCTTAATAGTACCGATGATTGGTGTATTTTTAAGCATATCTTCGTAATTTTTGGGAGCTTTGCCAACCAACATTGGCGAATAAATATTTAGAGACATATTCCTCCAATAGAAAGAAAAGGGCAGACTAAAGAATAACCCCTCGTCCACCCTTATTTGCAATTTTACCTGTAAAGTTCTGCGGTTCAGTAATTGTCATAGATACAATTCTATCATCATCGTCTAACTTAATACCGCACATGCCGCCAGAACGAATACTGCTTGCCCGCACACTATCAGCCATGAAACTAATTTGTCTCTTGGTTGATGTTAATGTTACAACACATCCATTTGTCTCTTGGATGCTGACAATTTTGCTGTCGGTCTTAAATGCTACAGAACCTTTAACGTTACGAGTGCCACCAGCGAATTGTTTACCTTCACACTTCTTAACCTTACCGTCTTCTGTAACAAAGAACATATAAGGCTTATCTACGAATACATCATTATGAATTGTGATAATCTTTTCGTCATTATCAAGATTGATGATTGCACCGATAGCTGTGCCCTTATCCTTTGAACCGCATTCTTTAATATCTGAAAGAGCAATCCTAAAGAATCGCCCCTTGTTCGAGAATAGAGCTACTTTTCTATCCTCAGATACAGTGAATGCAAGGCTACCATCACTCTTGTACTTAGAAGGTGAGACTTTTTGCAGATAACCAAGAGGATTAAATGCAATAACAAAATTCCTATTCTCTTTTGGCGCAGAAGACCTTGCCTTTTTTGTTTTTGTAATTTCTTTTTGGACTACTTTAGTGCGACGCTCGTCTCCAAACTTTTCAGATACTTCATTAAAACGTTTAATCATTTCTTGCTTTAGAAGTTTATTTGAATTTAAAATAGAACTAATTCGTTCAATCTCAGACTCAAGATTTTCTTTATCTTTAAGTAGCTTGTTTACTTCTAATTTTGCAAGACGAATAAGTTTAATTTCTAGAATCGCTTTGGCTTGGTTTTCATCAATGCTTAGAAAAGATTGTAGTTTTTCATTAGCTTCTTTGGTTGAAGAAGAATTTTTAATTGTCTCAACTGTTTCATCAATCTTATTAATTGCCGCAATGATACCGTTTGTAATTTTCAACTTGTAATTAAGAACATCAAGTTGATGATTATACATATTGATATATACTTGCTTTTCATGTTTTAAGTGTGCTGTCAATGCTTCTTGCCAACCAAAGACTTTAGGATAACGACCGTTCTCAAGCATAGTCATATTAATACCATAAGTTTTCTGCAAAGAAGTATTTTCAAACAGATAAGTTGCTACTTCTTTTGGATTGGCAGACCTAGAAAGATAAATCTTAATACAAACATCTTCACCTGTAAGGTCATTTAGATTAATAATGCCGGGATTGGTTTCTTCATCATTTGTAATCTTTTCAATTTCATTACAAATTGTATTAGTATATACGCTGTAAGGAAGTTCACGAACAATAATGCAATTATCTTTTTTATCATATTCTAGCTTTGCACGAATAATACAGCCTTTACCTTTGCCAGTTTTAAGGCTTTCACGCACTTCATCTTTATTGAGAATTGTGCCGCCAGTTGCAAAATCAGGATAACATAGAATATCATCAAATGTAGTATCCTTGTGTTCTAGCATATATACCATTGCCGCATTTACTTCTTTGAGATTGAACTGTGGAACAGAGCTTGCAAGACCAGACGCAATTCCGCTTGTGCCATTGACGATGTTATAAAATCCAAGAGAAGAAAGAATTCTAGGATACTTCTCAGTATCGTCATAATTATCTACCCATTCATCTACTGTATATTTATCAGTTTCTTTAAGAAGATAATCAGACAGCGGAGAAAGACGTGATGCCGTGTATCGTGGTGCGGCCCAGTTTCCTGTTTCTGTTAAAGTCCCGTATGAACCTTCAACTTCTACCAATGGATACCTCATGGAAAAAGGCTGTCCACTGCGCATTACAATACCTTCGCAAGATGCGTCTCCGTGAATATAGAGTCTCATGCAACTTCCTATTGCTTTCAGCGTCTTTTTAAATGGCTTGTCATGAGTGAATTTGTCTGTGAACATACAGTACAGGACTTGTCTAGTAGATGGCTTTACGCAGTCTCGAACGTCTACTAGCGCACGTGATTGAATAACTGCTCCTGCATATTGTCCAAAGCTATTATCAATAACATCGTCTAAACTTACTTTAAAATCCAATTACTCTTTCACCTCACTAAAGTCAATATTATTGAAAATAAAATCTTTGCGGCCATCTGCATTTGAACCCATAAGAGTTATAAGTTTATTCTTTGTTTTGTCTGTTGGAATAAGAACATCCATATGCTGATTCGCGCCAAACATAGAATTACGTGCTTGACTTGCAGATAGCGAACCGAGTCCCTTACAACGTTGTACCTCTACTCCTGCTGGAAGGTTTGGTCTAGCTGCGTCCATTTCTTGGTCTGTAAAGTAATATTGTTCCTTATCTTTACCTTTGACAATATAGAGAGGTGAGCGTAACCAACATAGTCTATTCTCTTGAATAAACTTAGGACAGAAGTGTTCTAGAGCTGATGCAATAAGCAATCCGATGTGGTAACCGTCACTATCGGAGTCAACGCATATGCCAATCCTGCCGTATCTTAAATTTGTCTCTTCATAATCTTCATGTGGTTTAATACCAAGTGCCTTAAAAAGTAATTGAATCTCTTCGTTCTTTAATAGTCTATCATCTTTATTTGCAAGTGCGTTGATTAGCTTGCCGCGCAGCATTAAAATTCCATATTTGTCAATTTCACGTGCAACACACATCGAAGCTCCAGCTGACAGTCCTTCTACTACGAGAAGAGTAGAATCTTGGCCAAGGAATTCAGCATCTTTGAGCTTATCTGGATTAAGAATCTTAACCTTATTACCACGCTTTTTATTATTCTTAACTGCCGCACGCGCACGTTTAGCTGCTTCTGCTGCTTTTCGCGCAAGGATAGCCTTTTCAAGAATAGCCTTTGCATCTTCTGGGTTGCTATCTAGCCATACTTCTAGCTGCTGTCCAAAAATAGAAGTGAAATCAGTATCAATTTTAGTAACTGTACTTTTTACTTGCGCTTCATATTTTACATTCTCCGCAGTAATATTAGAAACTAAAATTAAACCTTCTTGTAAAGAAACACCATCTAGATTTTTATCTTTATCACCCAGAAGATTATTCTCTTTAGCCCACTTATTTAGAATACGGGTAATTGTAGACTTCATAGAAGCTATATGTGGGCCAGCACTAGTTAAACCGCAATTGACGTATGAAATAATACTTGAAGAAGAAGAGCTAGTATACGTTAGTCCAACGCTCATGCCTTGTTTACCATAGGTAAACTCTTCAATGAAACGATTTGAAACAATCTCAATATTATCTTTAACTTGACTGCTCAATAAATCTGCGATTCCATTTTCATGAAAAATCTTTTGACCATTATAATCAATGATTAGACCGTGGCATAAACAAGTAATTTCATTGCAAAACTGTTTTACTTTAGATTCATTGATAGCAGGAGAATCGAAAAACTCTTCACTAGGATTGAAAGTAACAGTCGTGCCATGTTCTTTTGTACTTTTACCTAACTTTCTCTCTTGAAAAACACCCTCTTTGAACTGAACAAATTCATAATTATGATTGCGACAACTATATACTTCCATAGAATGTGAAAGAAAGTTGGTGAGTTTACCACCCTGGCCATTTTTGCCAAGACTTACACCAGCATAGCTGCCATCATTCCTAAACTTACCACTGGTATTTAGAACGTCAAAACTAGCTTGAAGAGTGGTTTCACCATCTTCCCTAAGCTCATTGACAGGGAAACCTCGACCGTAATCTTCTACTGAATAGATATGATTTATATTATCAACTTTAACGATAATTTCTTTGCCATATCCAATATTATATTCATCAATAGAATTACCTAAAATCTCAATAATCAATTGAGTTGCATCAGAGCAGTCTCCCGCATATACATCACTACGTAATCTTACATGCTCTAATGGAGATAAGGATTCAATTTCACGATGTTGCTTCATTAATTTTCCTCATTAAATAATCATCATTTTTATTTAGTTTGCCATAATCAGTATATGGAATTCTTAATAGGTTAATATTGTTGTCTTCACAAAATTGATTTTTTAAATTATCTCTATAATGAATGTCCTCCGCTTTAATTTCTTTTGTCCAAGCCCATTTACCAGTTTTAAAATGTTGTTCACCATCAAATTCGATGCATAAATTATAATCTGGAAGATAAAAATCAAAACGCAAACGACCGTTTGTTTTAGGATTAATACAACCAGAAAAATATTTTTCTGGTTCATATTTAATATTATGTTTATCAAGATATTGTATAATCAATTCTTCGCCAGCAGACCTTTTCATACATCCACAACTTAACTGTGAGTGTCTTGAATCATTGCCATAATTATCTCTACGAAGTTCTCCTAATAAAACTTCAACATAATTTCCACAATCACATTTACATAGCCATCTTTTTTGTTCTCCATCTGGAGTTTTAAGCAATTTAATTGGCGTTAACATACCAATCTTTGTATTTGTTAAATCTAAAGTATTGTCATGATTTCTTTGGGCACACTTTTCAGATTTTAAACATCCACAAGATTTTGTATTTCCAGACTTAAGGTGGTGCATAGAAGTATATACAATACTATGTTTTTCACAAGAGCATTGACATTTCCAAAGCCAACGATTATCACTATTTTGTTTATCAGTTAATCCAATGACTGTTAGTCTGTTAAAAGTTTGGCCTGTAATATCTTCTATATAGGAACCTTTTACAGTTTTAATTTTACTCAAAAGTCCTCCTTTCTTTTATAGATATTATATCATTTTCATTTTCAGTTGTCAACAAAAAATGGATGCCGATTATAGCAATCGACACCCATCATAAACTACAGTCCCTTTTTCTCTAAGTCCTCTAAGAACTTTCTACGGCTTTCCACTTGGTCTTTGCAGAACGTGCGGAAATTATTCTTTAAAGCATGATACTTGTCACGAGCATCATACCAATCCTTTTTAGCATAGCGAAGTGCATCATTGTACTTAAATGAATACCAAAGTTGGTCCTCATAAGCCACAAGACCATTATAACGTTCACGCATAGCTGCCGCACGCTTCTGCTGTAGCTTCATGCGGCACTTGTATTCGGCAATGCTCCAACCAATCCACTTATTAGCAACGTCCATATCTTCATCATGCGGCTTAGCGTATTCAACGAATTTACCCCACTGTGAAGTAATAGTAACCGATGCTACCTTAGTTTCCTCATTCCAATAGCAATCTGTAAGCTGACAATGCGCCATTTGTTTTCTCCTTATCGTTTATTATAGGCTGCGGACATATAAGAATTCATGATAGCAAACTGAGTTGATTCAAGTGCATCTACCGCATCCTTAGACGGCTCAGGAATAAACTTAGAATTATTCTCAATAAGCTCGTCCATTTTCATTACATAGTGTTCTGCCTTTGCCTTTGCATCTTCTGACGAATATATAATACCATAACGTTTAATAGCCATCATTTCATCACGATATAGGTTCTCTTTACCTAAAGAATTACGTTCATCAATCCAGATAGCTTCTGAGAATGACGCTCCATCAATAAGATAACGCTTGACAAACAGATACAGTCGCATGATATGTTGCAATTCCTTCGCCACATACCCATACTTTTCAATCAGTTCATGGTTTGCAGGAGAATCATGGCAAATCTTCTTTGCCTTTTCCATAGCCATTCCAAGAGAAGAAAAAATTAATTTCTGCGGATTAAGATTGGCAATATCATCACAATGTTTACGAAGATATTCCCAGTAAATCTTATACTTAGGATTAACAACATAATACTCAGTGCAAAGAATTTCCAAGAAGTTAATATTTGCCTTATGGAGAATCTTAAAATAGTCTCGAAAATCTTTAACTGTACAATGCTCGTCATTGTCCATAATCTCGACTTTATTAAGATGCTTCTTATCCAAGAACAAATCATATGCTGTTGGAATCATAAGCAACTTGGTATCAACATCAGATTCTTCGTCCCATAGATTATAATTCATGGAACCATTGGCTGCGCATACAAGATATGGATACTGCCAATACTTGCCTGTGGCAATAATAGCGCCAAGATGCTCTTCAACCCTATTCTGAATTTTATTTACATTTTCTGCCATTTCTATTTCCTTTCTCTATATATGTATTATAACAGATTTATTTACCAGTGTCAATACAAAAAAGGCACCCATGAGGGTGCCTTTACCAAAAGAAAGAAAATTAGAAGAGGTAGTTATCGTTATCGTTGGCGTAGAAATGGTAGTTATCATTGATGTAGTCGTACAGCTTGCCGCCATTCTCTACGTATTCAAGCATCTTGAAGACGTTATCGTTCAGAGCTGTCATGAGGTGGACGTCAGGATTACCTGGATTAGCAATTTGGTCAGCATAGTTGCCGAGGTCGAAACTATAAAGAATTGTGCGGCCATGTACAGCACAATAATTATTATAGTTGCACATACCGTCAGTGCTATCTCCCCAATAAGTATACTGTCTTGCCATCACCTGCATATCAGAGACAACGAAGATGCGGTCGTATTTCTTGTCACTGATAAGACCGAAAGCAGGAGCAATGTCAGTTCCATAACCGCAATTATCGTTCTCACACATTTCACGAATTACTTGGAATGGGCCGCAAGCCTTCTTGAAAGTTGCAGACTTAGCACGATTGCCGAACTTTACAAAGTCGCAATTACCGTTAATGTAAAGAGCCGCAGCATAGCAAGCGCCAACTTCCTTGATGGTGAGATTGGACTTATTACCATAGCGGTCTTCCATCGAACCGGAGACATCAAGCATGATAACAGAATTACCTTCCAACTTTGGCATGTTTCCGCAAGCAATGCGGAAAGCAGTATCAAGTGCAGTGATGACCGCAAAATTCTGAACATTTAAATTACGATAAGCGATATAAATCTGATAAGGAAATACAAGAGACTTCTTGATAGAAACCTCGTTAATAAGCTGGTCTACAAGATTACGCTTAATCCATTCATCGTCAACGTCCTCTGCGAGAATGTTGTTGAGATTACGGATAAGAGCGAGATAACCGAGACGATTACCCTCAACCATATTCTTCCAACTATCCTTGCCAGTGGAGATATTGACTTCCCAAGTATCAGCAGCTTCTAGCTTACCATTCATGTAACCATCAACAATGCCACTCTTGGGATGAATGATATTGATAAGGTCATACATGTTATAGCGCTTGCCCTTCATCTGATACTTCATAAGATTGTACTCAGAAAGACCAGACATATAATCTGCAAAACCACGAATCATAGAATGAGAACGCTTGCCACCAAGCATGTCAACAGCTGCGAAAATCTCAGACATATCATCAGGACGATGACAGAAAGCCTTATAGAAATCGCGCTTGCGCTCAAAGCTCTGACCATTCAGCATAGCCGCAACAAGCTGCGAGACACTACGCATACCAAGTTGGTTTCGTGCAAACATGGCACACTTACCAGCGAACTCAGCGCCATACTTATCAATTACAAGATTCGTAAGTTCGATGAAACGAGTCTGCTGCGTGTCGGCATTCTCGTAGAAACCATCGTCCATCTTGCTAGAGAACAGGAAATTCATCCAATCCTCAAGTACATCCTTCTTGTAATTCTCGCCGCCCTCGTATGACATAGAACGCTCGGGCTTAACCTTTTCATTAAACTTAGACATATTTTATCACTTTCTCTTGGAAGGAAAACTTTCCTATATTATAACATCTGTTTATATGACTTGTCAAGTAAAATTTTAGAAAACATCTAGGTCATGGAAACCAGAGTAGTCAATGATTTTCAAATTGCCAAGAGCATCATAACCATAGTTGCCAGTATGCAAGTCTGAAATCTTTTCTTTATAAAGAAAATCAATAAAGCGTTGAGTTGCCCTGCGACCATACGTTTCAATGAAAACGCCACACTCTGTAGTATAAAATTCACTATAGCTATCTTTGTGCTCTTTGCAGCTTTTATCAATCATTGCCTTTGCAATTTTATCCGTCTTGCGGCAATTGCTCTTTTTACGACTATATGTTTTCCCAGCGCAAGAAGAAACATACACCGGAACGCCGCATATAAAACCTAAAAAAGCAGTCTTAGTAAACATCTGATTAACATTATACTTGCGGGCAATACGATAAATATATTCTTCAACCGCACAATAGTCATTTGCATCTACTGGATATGCACCATCATTATTTGCATTTTTATAAAGGACTACATCATCAAAGCAGAAATACGTAGGCACACGCTCTTGCTCAGCACAGTCTTTAAAATATTGATTATCTTCATCCTCAATATGAAAAAATCCAATATAAGGAATCTTAAACACATAGTTGTTAAACTCTTTAAAATGAAATACAGATTTAGAACAACCACCATTAACCCAATCAGCACCAATAGTATTGCCAATTTGCTTAATAAAATTATAAAAAGTATCTTCAACGGCATCTTCAAAATATACCTGAGACAATTTTAAGAACTCAGGATTACAATTACGAAACCTATTGTCAAGAAAATTAAACATCTCTGATTTATTCATATAGTTTCCTTTCTTCGTTCCACTATATTATATCATTTCAGAGTTGCATTTGTCAATTATTTTCTTTTTAGTGCCGATGGCCTTGCCTTTTTCATCTAAAACTGTACCGATAGGACATCTTTTATAGACATATTTTAAAAATTCGTCTACCCTTTCAGTCTCATTTTTGTACATACCAAAAGAAAGAAAGGGTAGAATCTCATTATTTATATGCTCATATTCAGCATATGTATCATTGTCTAATTTTCTAGTGCATCCTTGCCTAGATTCTTCTGGAACATATTCACCTATGCGGCACAATGGGCATGAATCATTATCGCACTCATGGCAATATAGGCTAACGATTGTATAATCATCCACTTGGTTGCCAGTCTTTTACAAATCTAGCTGGATTGTATGGAATCCATGCTTGATAATCTGGTGGCAGAACTACTCTTACTTCTACTGACTCTGTGACTATAGGAACACCGTTTACATATATCATCTGTGAATCAGATTCAATATGAATATCATATTGCTGTCCATGTTTCAATTCAACATTCATTGGCGGCACAAGATTTTTATATACCCAGTCTTCGCCAATATATGTATACATTAGCGAGCCTTGCGGATTTCAAAGATAGGGTCATAATAAGTCTTGCCAGCTTTGACTTTCTCAAGAAATGCTTCGGCATCCTTCTTCTCGACAAACATCATTGCCTTGCTTGAATCAGTTGTGCGCATACCTTTTGCTGTAAGCATACGGAACTGCTTATCAATATAAGGTTCCTTGGTGCGCTTTCCGTAAATCATCCACATAATTTAATACTCCAATTCTTCTATGATATGCTTTAAACGAATTTCTTTAGTAAAATTGTTAATTGCTTCTATCTCTTGGTCTTGATAGCAATCATATACTTGGTCAACATTTCCAAGCCATACAAAATGCGTATATCCATCTTGATTTACCAAACCAAACAAATCAAAAGTCTTATATTCAGGTCGGCCTTGAATGATTGCATCTTCGAGTGTCATTAAATCTCCCTAGAGAATGTCTTTTTTCTTTTGACATAATTATAACATATAAAAAGTGAGCCGTCAAGAAAAATTTGACAGCCCACTTAAAATTTTATTTAGTTGTTAAGAATGTACTCGCGTACTCGTGCTTGAGTAAGACCCTTGATTGCGGCCAGTTTGACAGAAGCAGCTTTCTTCTTCTTGAAGAAATCCCAGAAGTTCTCTTCCATAAGTTCGTCAAGAACCTTATTGATAGCCATGCCGAAGAACTTGCCGTTCTTACAATCAATTTTGTCCATATCAAGAGCGATAAGAACCTTATTGACCTCCTTCTCGACAAAGGCATCGGTGCAATACTTCTCTACAAACTCCTTCTCCAAAGAGTCAGTGCCCGTGTAGACAGGCTTCTTCTTAGACTTATCCTGATGCCACTCGTCACGGACAATCTTGGCAATTTGAACATTACCCCACGGGTCGCGCACGCAAGGATAAGCCTTGATTACGATGCCCTCTCCGATAGTTCCTTTCGGAAGATTGTAAGTACACTCGTCAACATGCTTGTTCACATCATCCCAAGTCATGTTATTGATGCGGCAAATGACAGGAACGCAACGATGATAGAACTTGCTGACTACTGGATACCATACATCATAATCAATATACTCACCATCCTCAGTATTGAGAATATCAAAGATGAAGAAACCGCCCTCAAGATAAGTCTTGATAGTACCAGTAAACTTGCGGCCATCAACACCGCCAAGCCACTCACCATAAATGATATAATTAGGATGGTCAAGCAACCAGTTCTTTAGTGCCTTGACCTCAACATCATCAGTGTTGGTGACGTACTCAGTGAAACCAGCATTATCATTATCAACAGAAATCTCACGGGTGCGGCTGCCGCAAGCGATATTTCCATCATCATCTACCCAGATGGAAGCGTTGCTACCATCCAGTTTAGGCTGCAAAATTACGTCACGACCGATGAAGTTCTGGACTTCTGCACGAGTCGAGCGCTCAAGATGCACATACTTATTGAAGTGAGACATTATAAAATCCTTTCTCTTGTTTTCATAGCTACATTATACATGAATTTTTGGCCGCACGCAAGAACTTTTTTCTTCTCTTTTTCCTGTTTCTTTTTACTACTTTACGTAGTAAAGTAGTTTATTTTTCTTTATTCTTTTATTCTCTTCTTTTAATAGAAATTACTGTGCGTAGCACAGGAATTTCTTTATAATAATATCTCTTATATATAAAACAATTATATAATATCTCTTATATATATAAAAATCAATATATACATATAAACTAATATATCTGTCTCTTATA